TGAAACATCTGCACTGGATTACGGAGACTGGGGAGACGTTGATAGCGCAAGCGGAAGGTTCTTCCAGACCAAAGTCAACATGACATCAGATGACGAGTTATATTCAGATTACGTTTACAACCTAACAGAATGGTTTGGAGATTCGTCCTCAGAAACCACAGTATGCACAAGCGGATATTGCGACATAAAGTGGACAATGAGCGGAATTACGGAAATTAATACATCTAGATATTTTGCTATATATTATGACTATTATAATGGAAGTGAAAGCGAAAAGAAACCTGAAAGAAGTGGTTCTAGTCAAGGAAGTGAAATAACAGGATTATATGAAGTTGTAGCTTCTTGGACAGAATTGTGGTGGGAAGTTAATAATTATTGGAAAAGATAATATGGCAATATTTAAAGTTCAGAAAAATGATTTAGTGTCGTTAAGTCTAACGGCGATAGATGCAGATGGAAATACTATAGATATAACAGGATCAACATTAACATTTAGAATGAAGAAAGAAGGAACAGCCACACATAAAGTTAGTGGTTCTTGTGTAATAGTAAGCGGTTCTGCTGGAACCTGCACATATACTCCTTCATCTGGAGATTTTGATACAGAAGGAATATATAAAGGAGAAGTAGAGGTTGTTTCCGGTTCAACAATAACAACCGGAGTCAATATAGAAGTTAGGGTAGGTGGAGAAATTGGTTAATATAATTGATGCAAATGATTTTCTAGAATTGACAGGAATATCAGCAGAAGAAGTAGGAGAAGAAGCAAATTCCGCAACAATAAGAAATAATGCTATAACGAAGGCGCAAATAGAATTTTTTAGAGATGCAGGAAGAACTTTCGTATCTACAGATAGTGACTATACTATTGCACAGGAGGCCGTGGCATTTTTAGCGGCTCATAAGATAGCCACACATAAAATGGCACTAGTTGGAGAGGAAACTAGAATTTCTCCATATTATGAAGAGTATAAAAGATTACTAAGATTGGTTTCAAAAGGTACCACATCAACGAGTGAGGGTATAGCATTTCAGGGTGGAGCCAGTTCTGTAACATCACAAGAAGATTCTGCAGACTATGTTGCTGATATGCCGGATGAGTGATATGACACAAGATACACCATTAAAGACCAAAGGAGAAGCATTGAGAGATTATCTTAGAGATAATATTGAAGATCCAATAAAAAGAATGGGACAATGGATACATTATGACACATTAGAATCAGGATTAGAATCTGTTAAGACAGGAAAGACACCATCAATATTTATAGAAAGAGTTCCGTCGTCAGAAGGATTTCAATCTGCTGGAACGGCAGAGAGATTGGATAATTTAGTATTTGATATTCATGTTGTGATTAGAATGAATGATTGTGGTACTGTTAATAATTTTCAATATAAGAGGACATTCCTTTTAGATAAGATTATAGAGATTGTAGATAAACAACTATTAACTAATGCTACATCAATATCAGGAATTAATTGGTTAAATAGAATATCTCTTGGGGGAAATTTAAAGACAGGTTTATATAGAATTTCTACTTCGAGATATATATTACAATAGGAGGTGTATTATGAGAGTGACAGACGAGCAAATGAATAAAATAAAAGAAGTGGTAACATCATCAGGATATCCAAATGATACCTTTATCGGTATAAGTGGAAAGATAGTGACTGATGGAAACAATATAGTTGCCGCAGATTCCAGTTTAGATGGAATTATAAAAGAAGTGGTTAAGCCAAAAGAAGAGAAGCAGATAGAGAAGAAAGTTGTTAAATCTGCTAGAAAGAAGAAGAAAAAGATATTAGGAGTATTATAGTATGTATTATACAGAAAGAGAAGATTATTTCAATAATAGAGCAAGTAAAGAATTAGAAGCGATAATGGAAGAAATAGATGATGCTAGGACAAATAAAGAATGTCCTAACATTCTAGAAATAGGAGCAGGATCGGGAATAGTCATTAAGCTTCTAAAAAGAATGTGGAATAATATGGGGAATAGTAATTCTCTCAAAATAAAAGGAATAGATATAAATAAAGAGGCCATAGAATTGGCTAGAGGAAGAGGAGAGCCTGTAGAATTTGGTAATGCATTGAATACATCTTTCAAAAATGATGAATTTGATTTAGTTTATGGGTTGTATGTAATACAAGATATAGGCTTTCCTGTAAAATTAATTCAAGAATGTCTGAGGATAGCTAGAAAAGTCGTTTTGATATTTGAGCAGGGAGTAAAATGCGAGACAGAACCACGTAAAATACTTTCAAAATCGCACAAAAATTTAAAGCAATCTACCGAGCAGGTAGTCTTAAACGTAGAAAATTTTAAGCGATTTTTTAGCCAGATTCCAAATGAAAGACACGACATAAAGAAGATATATGAATTTGAAAAATTTAACGGGAAATCAGAAATATATAAAGTATTTATAAGGAAGAATACTTCTTCCAAATCAAGAATGGAGGTAGATAAGAATGGGTTCAGTATTAACAGGAACAGTGGCGGCAGTTCAAGTTAGCGGAATTACAATAACAGGATCCAGTGGTGAATTGGGCGAAGCTACAATAACACTAGGAAAACAAAGAGGAAAGTTTGATCCGGTTGGAACAAATGTTTCTATGCATACAACTGGTATGAAGACTGTAGAAGGTAATATAACGAAAAGATGGGTAGCAAGTGCTAACGAGGTTTCATCTGGAAGTGCACAGTTAATTCAGCAATTGGCTGATAGTGATGACGAGTTCTCTGTGACAATAAATGTGACTGGAGGGGGAACAGCTACTGTTAGTGGATGTATAGCTGGAGATAGAAATATTAGAGTAGCACCAGGTACAGAGGTTATGAATGAAACACTAGCATTCACTGGATTAGATTGGGGACAAATGTCCTAATTTGAAAAGGAGGTAATTATATGGCATCAACATTAACGGGAACCGTTGCCAGCTTGACAGTTAGTGGTACAACGATTACAGGAGCAAGTGGAACACTTGGTGAAGCGAATGTTACACTAGGAAAGCAGAGAGCGAAATTTGATCCTGTAGGCACTAATGTGTCAATGCACGCAACAGGTATGAAAACAGCAGAAGGAACAATTAATAGACGATGGACCACAAATGATTTATTCCAAAATCTTGTAGACAATGACAATGAGTTCGATATTGCTATAACAGTTACGGGCGGGGGTTCGATAACTATAAGCGATTGTAAAGCAGGAGATAGGAATATGAGAATTGCTCCGGGAACAGAGGTTCTCATGGAATCTATAACATTCCAGGGCATAAATTGGTCATAAGTGATTTAATGATAGACCTAATTGGGGGTCTTAGACCTAATAGGAGGTGTAATTAGATGGGTTATTTGGAGAAAAACTTTTTACTTCATGAAAGAGATGAAAAAGGGCAATTATTGCCAATAGAATATCCTTGTCCAGAATTGGGCGGAAGAGTTCTTCTAGTAAAGCCTGCTCCAAGAGGAAAGATATTGCGAGTTTTTAATGAAGCAGGAAGAGCCATGAAACAGAACGACCAAAAGAAGCATGATAGGATAATGGCAGAATTTGCCGCAGAATATATATTAAATCCGAAAACAGATAAACCTCTATTTACGTCAGAGGAATTGCTTAGTGATGCAGTAAAAACAATAAGATACAAGGGTAAAGATGGATTACCCAAATTTTATAAAGCTTGGGATCTTTTTGTGACTGTAATATACAAAATCTCTGGTGTGGATATAGAAGGAAAAGATAAAAAACCTATTGAAAAGCAAGAACAAGACTTAAAAAAAAATGTGAACAAATAGAAATAACGGATAAACTTTTCAAAGAAGCAAAAAGAGTAAGTGGTGAATTAGGAGTCGAGTGGTTCCTACATTATTCAGGTTACAATTATTTTAATATGGGGCAACTGACATACAAAGAAATAAAACAGGTATTGGATGGATTTAAGGTTTACAAAGGAGAAGGAGCATGACTGATGCAAAAAGTAGAGCAATACTGGAACTAATGATGCAAGGATTCCAGAATGTGGAAAAACAACTTAGTACCATAGAATCTAGAATGGCTAGAATGGGAAAGTCTGCCAATACCGCCTCTAGTTCTCTTTCTAATGTTGAAAAATCTGCAGCCTCCACCAGCAGGAGAGTTACTACGTTATCCAAGAATGTTGATGGTACAATAGGAAGTTTTACTAATTTAGTCAAGACAGGTTTTGTCATGAGCGTGGCATGGCAAGCAATGAATGGAGTTATAACCACAGTGACAAGTGCAATAAATGAGTTAATAATGGGAAATGTGGAACTAGAAGCTTCTATGTTGGCTTTAGAATCTACTGCCCGTTCTACAGGAAGAAGTTATGCTTCTGTTATGGAAATAATGAGTTCTGAGACAGATGCATTTATGACTAAGGCTTCTCTAGCACCAGGTGTATTGAGATTGCTTTCAACAGAATTAGATACTGAACAAATAAAGAAATTTGTTCAAGCAGTCAAAGATGGTTCTGCTGCTATGGGATATCAAGCAGATGAACAGCTTCCTCTACTGGCTAGAGGTTATAAGCAGTTAACGGCTAATATTCTTGACAATATCGGTGTCACTACAAACTTAAATAGACTGAGAAGAAAGGCTTCCGATGAATTAGGTGTGGCGGCAGATCTTCTATCAGAGGCTCAGATACACCAAGCTCTTTATAATGAAATAATTGAACAAACTGCCAAATTTACAGGATTGTATGCTCAACAGGCAGATACAGCGAAAGGTTCTATTGCTGGACTTAATGCTGAATGGAAGAAGTTAGTTGAAAATATTTCCGATGCACAACTAGTTAAGGGAGCATATGACTTTATGACTACTCTTATTTCTGGAGCTAGAGATATGGCACAAACTGCTGCGGCGGTAGAGAAATATGGTAATGAATTAGAGAAGGCTACTGCAAAGCAAGGATTATTTGGATTAACCATAATTAGAGAACAGAAAGATTGGCCTCAAATAGATAGAAATATGAAAACCAGAGAAGCATTATTAGAAACACTAAAGACTGCCACAACGGGAATGAATAATGAAACAGAGAAAGGAATTGTTTATATGACTAATTGGGCAAAGATAATGCAATATACCGAGGGAGAAACAACAGCATATGATAAACAAATTCAATGGTTAATTGAGGATTTTGCTGATTTGCAACAAGAAACAATAGCAAATAGTAAGCTTGCGGAAGATTATGTTTCGGCTCAGAAAAATATAGAAGACCAAATGTTAGATACACAGAAAGCCATGACAACATATATGGATGAGAATGAGAAGATTCAAAAACAAACAAAACAATGGAGTAGAGAACTTCATGATTTGAGAAATCAATTATCTTTAGTAAATGACGTAATGAGTAGTCAAGCAGATATTGTTAGAGATTTAGAAAGCAAAATGAAAGTTTTAGATCCTCAAAAATTTATGCCGACAGAAGATTTGTTGCAAGATGTTAGGCGAGATTTGGAGAAAGCAGAAGAGAAGGTAGAGAGTACCAGAGCAAAAATGTTTGAAAGAGTAGAACCTCGTCAATATCAGGAATATGTAAGACAACATGATTTGGCTAAAAGAGAAAAGATTAAATTAGCTGATGAGGAAAGCAAGTTGACTGAAAAGTTGAAGAAGGAGATAGAAGAATTACAAAGACAGATTGTTACTACCATAGAATTAGACGGAAGAACTTATGCTCTAGAAGAAGCGAAAGGAATTCTCGAAGGTAGAATAACTAGTTTAACAGAAAAAATGTGGGAAGAAAATGAGGCTATGAAAGATAATAAGGAAGCAATTGAAGAAATGAAAGAACCTCTCGATATTTTATCAGAAAAACTGGAGAAAGTTAAAGGCCAACTAGAATTCATAAATATTAATTGGGAAGGAATACAGACATTATCAAAAGAGGGTTTAGAATCTCTTATAGATATGCCGCCAGGAAGAGCATCAGGAGGTTATATACCAAAAACTGGTTTATATAAGCTTCATGAAGGAGAATCGGTAATGTCATCTAGAGAAGTGAATGCTTCTAATACTTATAATTATAATTTCAGTCAAGGTGCATTTACAGTATCACCTAATATGGATGCTAGAATGATATTTGAACAAATACAAAGACAAGCGGTAGCAAGTAGGGCGAGGTCGATGTCATGATAACTACAGTTACTCTCGGTTCTGTAACTCTTTATTGTGATTATGTTGATGTTCACCAAGCATCAAGGGTTATTAGAATACCAATACCAGGAAGACAAGGTGATGTGTTTCAAACTGTAGGAAAAAGTAGTAATACAGTTGAAATAAGAGGTATATTAAAAGGTGCTAGTAAAGATACAGATAAAGCGACTCTGGAAGGATACGAAGGAGAAACACAAACATATAATGATGGAACTAATAATTTCACCATGATTGTATCTGCTGTTATTATACCTACTGTTGGTGGACAGCCCAACCACTATAATTTCTCAATTAGAGGATATGAATACGACCAGTAATTGCTATGTTTAGAACAAGAATGAGTATTGAAGATGCAAGAAGAAAGGCTAGTATTATTTCATCGGATAATGAGGGATGGCACGCTTTCTTGATATATGTAAATCATGTTCAAATGTGGAAATATACAGGCGAAGATTTTGTTTTAGAAATAGATACAGAAAGTCCTAAATTTAGAGGCAGAGTTAAACAATTAGTGGATAGAGGTTATTAGATGGGATTAAAACGTATAAATTTTGATAGAACAAAGAAGTATGTGGTAGCGGGATCTATTCCCGTTGCGGCTATAATATTTGCTCTCCCTTTCTTTCTTTCACAATTAGGATATATACAGATACTTAGTGAAAATACAGATGTAACTTGCACAGATGACGTATGCTGGATTAATATTACTTTTAAGACCTTACAAGATTGGGCTTATTATTCTAATGAATCTTGGTTCGAGAATAAGTATGGATTAAATATAACTATCTATAGGAATTGGGGAGAACCTTATTTTGATGAACAAGGAGAAATACATAATGTTAGAGAATTACCAGAAAATTGTACCGGCTCATGGTGTGGTTGTTATTGGTGCAAATATGGAGCTACCGCCAAATATTCTTATGCATTTAGAGAAGGAAATATTTACACTTTATTTTATAAGATAGAAGGAAAACAACCATGGGAAGATTTGGAGCTGAAATTTTTTCCAAATTGTCCATATGTCTTAGGACAACATGATAAAGAAGATTATTTCAGAATAGTACAACCGAAAGAAAAAGAATTACCTAGAGAAATAGGTCTTGATTATGCTTGGACACAATATTGGGATTGTAATCCAACAGATAAAACTATAAGTAGTGAACAAAAAGGATTTAACACTTATTTTTCTTCGGGATCTGATTATGTTGATGACTGGAAAATTGAATATCAATATAAAGAGCAGGCTATAAAAGAAGTTAATGTGTATAAAGGGAGAAAATGGATAAAGGATATCAAATGTTATGAAACAGAAAAGAACGAGACTTGCCTCAACCTTTCCAGATGGGAGCCCGTCTACGAAAAGAAGAATATAACATATGAGAACATCTACTGGAGTCAAGACATACCTGAAACAAAGCCGGGTGAGTGTAGACTAGCAAGAGTTTATGGTAAACTAAAGGTTATGACAGGACAAAGAAATATAGAACATATTCCGGTATTGTATGGGTACGAATTTAAGGAATACGATTGGTGGAATATATCTTATTATAGATTTAAAATAAATACAGAATATGCATATGTTAATCTTTTCCCTATTCCAATACCTAATAGAGATGATATTTTCTGGATACAAAATGCTACTGGTTCTGAAACTTTATATGTGTATTGTGATAGCGAAGATTGTTCTGGAGACGTGGAGATAGCAAACGGAACAGCAGTTAAGAATTATGAAAATGCGTCTTCCATAACAGGAAGAAATCCCCAAAATATGTGGACAGACGAGAATGCGGTAATAGTACATCACTTTAATTATATAAATAATTCGTTTAATGATACTCTTTTGAATAATTTTGAAAATAATCCTGGTGCAATACAAATAAATTCTTCTGGAAAATTGGACGGTTTTTTGCACGGTAATGGAAATAGTGATTTTCATGGTAGTCCAAGCCAAGTTTATGAGGTTACTTCTGGAGGAAGAATAATAGGCAATAATCCTAGAACAATAATGGGACTGGTTTATATGAATGGTTCGGGAGGAAATGGAGACTTAAATATACAAGGAAATAATTTTCATGATACAGCCTTCTTTTGTGGAATAAAGCCTGACAAAGCAAATAGTGAACTGGAATGGGGAGGATATTATAACGACTGGAAAACCACAAATATAGATGCAAATAATAATACTTGGTTTGTGGCAACTTGGGTATGGGATGGAACAGATACAATAACAATTTATCAATATAATTCTACAGGTGGAGAATATGGTAGTAGTAATAGAGGATCAATAAATACTGTAAATGGATATTATGATTCAGGAGTTAGAGCAACCAGCGTTTATATAGATGAACTTTATCATTTTTCGGAAGCCAAAAATCAGTCTTGGGTTCAAGAAATGAGCTACAGACTTCTTGGAGAAAATGTGACAGTTGGTACTTCTGAAGAAATACAAGTTTCCAAATGTCAAGATATAGATGAATCTGGTAGATATAATTTAACTACTGATATTTTGAATAATGATTCTTCTGTATGCTTTACTATAAGTGCTAGTAATGTTATTTTTGATTGTGATGGTCATCAGATTGATGGAATAAGAGGAAGTACAAAGGCTTTTATTACTCAAGGTGATAATATAACAATAAAAAATTGTGATGGAATATCTCATTGGTATAATGGTATTTGGGCATTTTCTGGATCAGATGTAAATATTGAAAATGTGTATATTAATGTGACAGATATAGGAGTATATGTATCAGGAGGAAATAATGTTATTGTGCAAGATAGCACTTTTGATTATTATTGGGGAGTATGGGCGACAGTTAATACCAATGTAAATGTATCAAACTGTACTTTTAATTGGCAAGAATATGCAATAATTACCCAAAGTCATGATAATAGATATTGGAATAATACGATAATTACCAATTTATCGTATGCTATTCGATATTCTAATGCTTATAATAATACATTTTATAATAATTATGTGAATTATACTGGACAACCTGTGTGGTTTGAAGGTACAGAATATTCAAATTATTGGAATAATAGTGAAAAAGGAAATATGTGGATAAATGATTCTAGTGGAAATGGATTTTCACAGATTTGTCAAGATTGTGATGGGGATGGTATATGTGATTCTACATATACAATATCATCTAAAAATATAGATTATCTTCCTCAATCTTATAATACTGAATTTATGTGTTTGAACGGAACCAATGGAAGTGCATATTATGAATATGGTTCTGTGGCATATCTAACAGGAATTTCCAATGGATATGTATGTATTGGAATTAATTTAACAGGATATGAAAGCATGAATTGCTCTCAGGATAATGTGACATATAACTTTAATACTTTCGCTAAAAGTAATGAATATAATGGCTCATTATCTATAAACTTAACAACTGATTCAAGTCTATATATTGGTGATAAGAAAGAGCATTTGAATACCTCTTTTGATATTTATGGATGGGATGTGTCAGGATATCCGGAAAATATAACAATAGATAAAGATGAAGACGGACAATATGATTTACATTTTCCGGGTAAATTAAAGCAAAATAAATTTTATGTGAATACAACTGATGATGGAGACAAAATATTTAATCTAACATTTATATCTGCTGGAATTCATTCATTTGATATAACACTACCTGCAAATACCACCTGTGAACAATATAATATGACTATTAGTGGATATAGTTATGCTAATAATTATACATATAGCGAGGATTTTTTGGATGCTACTTCTCAGACGGGAGATAAATATGCAGAAGGATCTGGAAATTGTGGTAATCCATCTGACGGAGTATTCACCGATGAGGCATACGAAAAATTATGGTACGAAGACAATGTGAACGCTCTAACACAATGGAAATATGGAAACCAATATTATGGTTGTAGTCATTCAGTCTATGGTGGTTCCGCACAGGAATATAGATTTCAAATCTCAGAAGATCCCGATACATTATCAAATATCACATTTTTATGGAATGGAACTCTGTATAATTGGTATGGTGGAGATTGCGGTCTAGAATCTCCCAAAAAAGCTTTCCAGGTATATAATTATACTACCTTTTCCTGGTATGATTTAGATAGTAGTCTAGGAAATGGTCAAACTACAGCTTATATAGATTCAGGATTTAGTAATATTATAGATAATACTTGGTTAAAATATAGAGTGATAAATTTTGCCTGGATAATGTTGAATAATTGTAATTACAATTATATTAGTACGGATTATACCAATATTACTGTAAAGGTTAATTTGACATATCCTGAAAATGTTAGTATAGATGTTGGATTTAATGGAGACTATGAGTACGAGACTTCAGGTGTGCTGAATAGTGAAATAGAGATAGGAAATTCAACCATGAGAAGTGAAGTTCAAAGTGAGATTGAAAGTAGTACAGATAATTGGTTTGTATTATCTACCGGAATAAAATCTGTAACTTCTGGAATTGTTGAAATACGCCTAATAAATTTGACATATAATTTGACTCACCAAAATTATACTTCCAGCAGAATTGATATAATAGACAATACTGACAGCATTGGTATATCCTGTGATGATTGTAATAAAATTGAAATAAGCAATATATATTCTAACTTTTATGGTGATGTAGACTATAACGTCAGCACTAATAATACATGGCAATATCTTTTTGTTAGATATTCCAATTATAGCTATGATATTGTACCACAATATGATTTCTTTGATGATATTTATTTTGTTCCGAGAACAAATAATAGCAAGAATGTGGAGCCTTTTGGACAAGATTCAACATATCCTGTATTGAATATAACCGGATTTACAAACATAGAAAACTTTGATTTATATTTAAGTTCAAATAATACGGATTCATGTATGGTAGAAATGGCTAGCAATACTTCTGGATTTGAAAGTGTCATAATACTAAATACAACAAGACAGAAAATTTTGAATAATTGTTCTTCCGGTCAAAAATCATATTGTGGTGGAATATGGTTAAAGAATAATTATACAAATTGTAGTGATACAAATATGTATTATGAACCCTATTATTTTTGGGAATCCAAGTGTGTATTATGCCAATAAAGACAAATATTGCTAGAGTGATATATGATACTAGGGCTTTCGCGAAAAGAAAAGTATATAGGAAAGTTACTATAGGAGGTACAGATGTATCTAGTCATGTTGTTTCTTCTCATGTAGATTTAGGTAGTACCAATCGGGTCGGTTCGTTTAGTGTTCTTTTAGATAATGGAAATGGTAGATATACTGATACATTTTCCAAAAATTCCGTAGTACAAATTTGGATTAATTATGATAATGTATTTACCGGAGATCCGATGATAGAAGGACGTCTTGAAGTTCCTGAATATATAATGGAGAATAATGGAGCATTATATTTGCAGATTTCAGGAAGAGATTATATGTGTGAGGCTGATAGATTGGTTTTCGAAGATTTCTCTGCGACACCAACATCTACCTCGGAGGTTATCAAATATTTAAGAGATAAATATGCGTCAGGACATAGTTCTTCTAATACTTATATAGATACGATACAAACAAATATTACTCCAAGTTGGAATGGAAGACCATTACTACAGGCAATAAGAGATTGCATACAAGAATCCGGAGGTAATCATACCTTCAGAATTGATTCAAATAAAGTATGGCATATTCGACAAAAAGGAACTGTGGTTAGTGGATTAGGTATTATTTATCAAGGAAATATGATTAGCGGTAATAATATTGATGGTGATTTACAATCAATGAAGAATAGAACATGGGTAGTCGGTTCTAGTGAATTGGGAAATATATTGATACATAGGGATGATGATTCTACATCTCAATCTTCTTATAATATTAGAGAAACAATGGTGGAGGATACTAACTTAATAAATTATGACCAGGTATCTAACAAATCTTCCAATTTGAATAGTGTAAGTTCCACAATGGAACAAAAAGGAAGTTGTCAATCTTATGGTCTGCCTACATTGGTTCCAGGCGAAGAGATATTACTTATTAATCCTTTTCTTAAATTAAATGAATTTAAGACAGTTGTAGACGTATCTCATTCTCTTGATGCCAGTGGATTTATTACCTCTATTTCTTATCAAGAACAAGAGAAAGGTATTATGGAAATGATTATAGAAAGTAAAAAGACAGAACAGGAAAGAATACAAAATAAGAATTTACATGGGATGACGAGAACGCATTATATAACATTTAATGATACAGATTATGGTGAGAGCGGAGATGATCCAAATGATGATGCACAATTAGATTCTCTGACAAAGACTTTGGTATGGGATAATACCTTGATGTTGCAACTAAATGAAAGTAGTGGTGAAGCGCAAACAAAAACTTTATCCGAAGATGCAGAAATAACCCATGTATTATTGAAAGTAACAGGAAACAATTTTAAGTCTGATGAGGGAGAGACATGGTTTAGATGTGAGATAACTACAGATGGTTCTAACTATGTTGATGTTGAACCTGACACCTTGGTAGAAATTCCATCATCAAAGAGAGGAAAAGTGATAATAGCGAAATTTCATTTTGCTAGTCTCACCACAAAATTAACATCTGCTAGCATACTTTACAAAAAGCAGGGACAATAAGGGAGGTGATAATTATTATAGATGTGATAACTAGTGCGGCAATAGGATTTGGTGTTGGTGCTGTAACTTCCATTACAGGAATTATAAAAAATAAGCCAAATGTTGATTGGAGAGGGGTAGAATGGAAAAAGGCTGTACCTACGATGGTCTTCACGGGATGTGTTGGAGCTTATTTAGGATACTCAGGAATGCCAATATCAGAAGTGTCAATAGATGCCACAATGGCAAGTCTTGCTTCTGTTGGTGCTGTCGAATGGGGAACAAATATAATTAAAGGCGTCCTTAAATGGTTGAATTTTATATAGATTAAGATTGCTGATGATATGAGGCATTTTGATTTATTTGAAATTACATTCTAAAACTGCACAAAATTTTCTAAGTAGTAATACTCCAGTATTAAAGAATCATTAAAATTTTTAATGGTTTTGAAAGCATTTTGCATGATTTTATATGCTCAAATTAAAGCTTTATGCTTCTAGCAATAGTCTTTCTAATTTCTTGTTTTGATTTAGGAAGCAATAGATGTATCTTCAATATCTTTTTCGCTGTTGAATCTCCAAATCCGGAAAGTCTTGCTATATCTTTAATTTTACAGATATCACATTCTTCATTTAATAGAAGTATATTTATTCTCTGTCTCAATAATTTGGCCTTTTCAAATCCAATTCCCGGAATGGCACAAATCATTCTAGTTTTAATATCATCAGATGAAACTGAATTTCGCAATAGTTCTGTATCCATAATACTAACTACCTTACCGTCAAAACTTTTCTTCATTATTCTAATAACTAAATCTACTAATTGGTTATCATTGGGAACCTGGAACACTTTTAATTTGGGATATCTAGTTAAATGAGCCAAAGCTCCATTATGATGAGAAACGGTCCACTTCCTATAATGCAGATTCCATTTAAGACTCTCTCTATCTCCACTTATTATAAGATATGGTCTTTTGAAATTATCTTCCATCTGTAGAAGTTGCTTCTGTAAATGACCACTCTGAATAGAATTCACAAAATCTTCTATATGTTTCCTTTCTATACATACATCACCCTTCACAAAGTCTCCTACTGGCAAAGATTTAACTTCAAACTTTTCACCAGACTTTTTGACTTTTCTTATTATCTGTTCGGGTTCTCTACTGTCTACATAAAACATTAATTCACCTTTCCTCTATCAAGTCTTCTCAATCTATGCAATATTTCTCTTGTTGCAGGATCTCGTTTGTTGTCCCATCCTCTAACCTTATCTACCATCTTTAGTTTCTTATCTAAAATTGTTCCCATCATGTATCCAATTACTATATATGATATCACTATAATCGGAGTTACCGAGAGAAAGTTACTTGCATATTCAGGAAAATATAGCTTGACAAAATTCAATATATTTACTACTCCTGTTATATTCGCTATATTTTTTATGAATCCTAATTGCCCTTCTCCCAATCCATATATTCTTTGGAAATGTATATATTTGTTAGTCCAATTTCTAGGCTTCTTTAATTTGTGTAACCAAATATAATATTTTCTAATTTGTCTAATTTGGATTATTGTTCTCTTTTTTCCTGTTAAATGAAACTTTATCATTTTCTTTTTCAAGTATCAACACCATCTTATTATATTTTCTTGGAATCCAACAAACATTGAGTTTCAGTCGCTTCAATATACATATTGATTTAGACATTTGTAATAGATCCCTTAACCTCTTTTCTTTAATCTTCCATTTCTCATTGAAATGTTTCTCCAGCAACATATTATTTGTCATAATGTATGCAGATTCATCTTCTTTCATTGTTTCTAAATATTTAATCAATGCCATATAATCTGCTTCATTATTCTTTATGTTCTCATTTTTGAATATCTTATATTTCTGTTCGCTCAATTTCAAATTTTTATCATACTTAATATATCCATACTTCCCGCCAAACTTTCCATGTTTGCCCCTTCCTCCTATATATATTAGCATATTAAATTTTTCACCATTCTTCTATCTAACTTATTAATGTCATGATATTGCTGTTTCTCGAAAGGTTCATCAGGGCTTCCTAGACTTACATTAACAATTACGGTACGAAATCCTTCTATGTGGCAATTTGTTTTTATGGGAATTCCTATATCATTAATAACCAAAATTCTTGTAATTTCTCTTTGATGTCTTTTGACTATCTTTTTTGGTTCTTTCTTTTTCTCAAATTTTTGTTCTTTTTTCACCTCATGTCTTTCTCTGTATTTTCTAGAATATTCTCTTTGAATACACTTCTTACATATACCACAATCACAAGTTGGCTTTCTTCCTCTTTTCATATTCTATCCTTATAAAATTTGAATTCCAAATCTTTTTTAGTTACCTCATATCCTTCATGAATTATTGTACTCCAATTTGGAAACATCAAATTTTCCCTTCTATAAATATAATCAATTTGGTGCTCATCTCTTACGGCGTGTCTATATTTTTGTGGTGTCCAATATTTCTGACATATTTTATTGCATAGACTTTTAGGTAATCCTATTTCTTTTATAGCCAATATTGTTAAATATCTATCTCTCCATCCGCATTTTGTTGTAATCAGTAGCCTTTGTATTACAGGCGGTAACATTTTTATATAAATCTCAAAATCACAACCTTCTGGAACGTCAAAATCTTCTAAACATTCTATTTCTTCATTAGACTTTAAAGAATCAAATCCAGCTAGGTCTAATAGTTTGTTTCCAAAAACTTCAAATTTGAATCGCTGTTTTTCTGCTATCATACAAATCTCATCATAACTTTTATAGAAGTCATCTTCAATTAAAGGAATACAGAATCTTTTTGCTTTCAAATTCCATGTATTTGGAATTCTAGTAATTCTTGCAATATCTCCAATTATATGCTCATCTATATCAGATTTCTGACATCCTCCTATCTTTAGTTCTGATTCTTGTGCTATATATTCTTGTGCATTCTTGATGGCTTCTTTTGGATTATATAATTTTTTAATTTCGGTAAATATAAAAACATTGAATCCCCTTCCAGTCAGAAATGCCATATGCTTTAACTTTTTATCTTTTAGATAGAAGTGTAATCGTTTGGTGGCCAACCAGCATCTTGGATTGATGTATGTTACCATCTGCATATTATCTAAATCAAAGTATAATTTATCGACGATAGCATCACGATAATTTCTTTTTTCTGGAATAGAATATATTGAAGCATATAAATTCATAAATCCATTATATTTATTTGCCATATAATAGAAATCTGTTTTATTGGTAATAAAAGACCTATGCTTTCCAAATTCCCTAGGAAAAGTACCAAATATCTTTTCTGTAGCATTTCCCTTCTGTATCATTTGTCTATCTCCCAATCATCAAATAAGTCTTTTTTCTTTTCACTTTTTCTGAGTTCTTCACATATTTCTCTATAGTCACACCAATAACACATACTTCCTGGTTTTGGATGATATTCTTCATTTCCAATTCTTTTTTTCACCCATTCAACAATTCTAAACATTTCATCATAGTGAGCCTTGGTTAACTCTTCTTCGAACATTTTGCCTGTCTTTAATGCCATAATTCCAATTTTCCATATTGGCCTATGATACTTTCTGGCAAACAAATATGCATAAAATGTCAATTCAAATCTTGCTTCTTCCCATTTCTTCTTGTAAAAGTTTCCTGTCTTATAATCTATCAAAAAGAATCCATTATCAGGAATATAATCAACCCTATCTATTATGGCATTGAAATCTTTCTCAAATATCTTTTTCTCCTTTCTCATAGGCTTGTACCATATTTTATTCTTTAATGATTCCCATCTTTGACTTTCATACTTTATGAAATTATCTAAATATTGTTGGTGTTCCAAATACATATCTCCTGCCACTTCTTTCATGGTTCCAAAAAAGTCAGGTTTATAAATATCTATTTTGTCGAAAAATTTATCTAATATATCATGTACTTCTATTCCTGCCTTCATATATTTGTTCTTTTTCTGTGGAAGATATTGTATATATTTAAATTTGAACTGTCTTGGACACATCAAATATGTCAACATTTTACTTTTAGATAATTTCATTGTAACCACTTATCCATAGTAGTATTACCTATGGCTGCATTCCATCCCGCAGACTCATAAATCTTCTCTACCTTATTGTCTATATTTAATTCAGCCATTTTTTCCCAATCTACCTTGACTTCAGGTATATTATTATGTGAGAAGCATATCGCTTCTATTGGCCACCATTTACTTCCTACCTTTACCTCATTACAATAAATAAAATACATCTCGCTTCCGGCTCCAAAATTTTCTCCCAAATATTCATTGGCAAACTCTGCACCTTTATGAATAGCATTTTTTCTAGTATATTTATCTAATTCCTTTGTTATTCTCTTACTTATTGCTATTTGTGTAATGGAACATTTCTTCATTTCCGCCCTCTTTTTTAGTACATATCTATCAATTTCTTCCTTGTTCTTCTCATCTAATAACATTTCAAATATTTCTTTCTGTATATTCTTTCCATACATACTTTGATCCTTTCTTCTCATTTCAAATCCTTTAACCTTTAACTCTCTTTCTATATCTTTATTTCCATCATTTGTTAGCCATCCAACATATCTCTTTTTTGCATTAGTAAACCAGATAGAACTATAAATACCCTCAAAATCTAACTGCAAATAACTATTCACAGACATGCCAAACTTTTGGACGAACTTCGAGTAACTTTCATTAATCTGCTTTAATAATAAATTTATATCATCTATCTGTGGTTTTTTGTTAAAATCTATAAATACAGAATCTGTATCTGCATATATTACTTTTAGACCTTTTTCTTCAACAAATTTAATAGTCCAAAGAATAGTTTCTCTTCCCAACCATGTTATGCTTCCTGCCGCCTCGCTGGCATAGTATCTAGACTTTTCGCTTCCATACTGACCATAAAGGGCATTTGCTGTTCTTTTTGTTGCATATTGAAGAGATTCATATGTTTCCCATTCCGGAGAGTGTCTTTTATGCTTCTTTCTTTCATCTTTATATAATTGTCTCAATATAAACAAATTTTTCAAGATAGACGGTCCCAATCCTTCTACATCTTGTCTAAATATAGCTCCATTACCTAGAGTTATGTCTCCTTCTTCGGCTTCCTTCTTTATTGTATCAAAAGATATATTAAATTGACAAATTAGACTAGGATATAGAGATTTCAAATCCATAACTACCACATTCTTATGTAATCCAGGATTAACTTTATGGACAAATCCTCCCTTGTATTTTTTCTTCACATTTTTCTTTTTTGTCGGGAGTATCATTCCTTTTCTTTTTGCTTCTTTTAGTATTAGAGAATCTGTTATCATAGACTCATGAACTAGACCGCTCCAGACGCATCCTGTAATTCTTCTAAGATTATTAAATCCTTCAATTAGCTTTTTGTTTTCATCTATTTCTTTGGTTAGATATACATCTACAATATTATATTTTACCAGATTGTCTATATCTTTCCATATATCTTTCATTTCAATTTCTAACTTTTTCTTACCTAATACTTCTTTTGATACAAAATCTAGAGAATTTCTAACGGAACTTTCTCTCTTTTTATAAGCTTCTTTTAAATCTATTGCGATTCTTCCTTTAATAGATACTCTATTCCAATATTCCTCAATACTAATTCTTCTCAGCGGACTCAATTTCTCCTTCTTCAAATTTAATCTGTCCATTCTATTTAATAAGTATGGGAAATCAAATGGATGATTGCCCGAAAATTCCCCTCCTGAATTCCATCCCGCAATAATATCTGGGTCTGTACTATCTATAAACTCTATCACTTTATTCAACATATCTTCTTCTGTGCTAAATTTGTAAACAGAAACATCTTCATCAATTTCTAATTCCTCAAATTTTACTTTCATTTTCTCCTTGGTAGTCTTTAAATCTTCTCTCCAAACAAACACAACAAATCTTTTCATAAATGAATCATAAAATGCGATACTTATTATAGGTTCAGGAGTTTCTTTGGTATCCAGACATTTATTTGTTTCGATATCAAAATAACATATTCTAATGGGTTCTTCTGGTAATGGAACCTTCATTCTATCTATAATATATCTTTGGACGTATGTTATGTCCGCCTCATACGTTTTCTTATATTTTTTTCTTAATTCCTTTATATCGCCCGGGCTGTCCACAAATATCTTTTTCTTGTTATCATCATAAAAATAGGGCATAAAATCTTCCACAACCCTGACAGAAGGATTTCCATCCTTATCTCTGCTTTTTATCCAAATATTTCTCTGTCCGACTTGTTCCATTATTAGCGACATTAAATATCATTCCACATATCTAACTCTTGTAATTTTTCTAAATCCTTTTCTTTTTCCTTATTCATGTCATTCATTAATTCAGATATTTTTGGTGTCCCTTTATCAAAAGAAAATATATTGGCATTTTTTCCTTGTTTAATCTCTGGCTTTTTGTGTTCAAATCCCGCCTTTGTTCCTTTCTCGACACAGAAATCTGCAAATTCAAAGGCTCTTTGAAGATCCTCGGAAAAATTGGATTCGTCTCCAATCATGCTATTAACCCATTTTGTATAATGTATAGTTAACCATAAATTGTGCAATGATATTAAACATCCTCTATAATCTCCAGATGCCATATAGTCTTCAACAGAACATTTAGAGCAGACAGGACAGAAGCATGGAAGTGTCTTCATATATGGATTTTCATCTTTAAATTTCTCTCCAAAGAATAATCTGCGTAAGCCGGGGGATTTGAACGGGCAAAAATATGCTCTATATATTGCACCTACATTGTAAGATGAACTATCGAACGTTACTGTGGTTTTTTTGAGATATTTCCTGGTTAAATATGCAATAACAGGCGTAATTTTTGTTCCGCTCATTCCAAAAAAATGCAGACCATCAGAATTCTCCAATGCTCCCTTTTCATAAAGGTAAGAAAATCCGAGAATCTGAGTATATATATCTTCTGGAGGTTTTAATCCTATAGCCCAACTTTCAAAATTATGATGCTTCACTTTGTCATACCATTCGTTCATGTATTTCCAAGATTCTCCATGCAGAACATTATAGAATTTAGTATCATAATTTTTTCTATGCTTCTCAAAATATTCAAAATTACTGGCACTTTCTTTTAAGGAAAAATCGAATTCCTTTCTAGTAGGTAATCTTTTTGAGGCCTGCTCATATGGTATATCTAAATTCATTGCATAATCCGTATTTGCTTCCAACCATTTGAGAACAGCTTCTGGATTTGGTCTAACTCCTTTTGTAGCCGCCTCAAATCCTCCACTATCTCCCATTAATTTATTCTTTTTTGGATATCCGATTTCTTCACGAAAGTTATTATCTTTATAGTCCATTCCATAAAATGCGGTTATGAGCATATATGGATATTGGAAGGCAGATTTGGGAGAGAAAAATTTCAAGTCTATCCCATTATGTAACAGGGTCCTATTGTAGTGCCAGTAATTAGTGAATTGAATTCCAATGGCTGGAATAAATATCGCATTATTCATTATATCTACCTAAAAGAATCTTTCTCTTATCTTCCAAAGTATGTTTTTATTTGATAGCCATATTCTGTAATGTTTTCTTATTGTTGTATGATGCCATTTGCCTCCATACCAAGATTCAAGGTCTCTATATGAATAACCGCGCTTTCTTTTTTTATGTATTATTGGCATTATTCTATATAGTGTTTCCATTTTATTTTCCATTTAAATCCTCCTTTCCATCCATTGATGGAATATTTGAGATGTTGGTCCTAATTCAATAAAGTCTTTTGATTTATATTCTCTTTGAACTGTGGTATATACTCCACCTCTATTCGCCACATTCACTATAATCTCTGCACATAGAGGTTTTGTTACTTTTATAAAGTCATCCAATATCCTGTTTGTGAAATGTTCGTGAAAAATTCCAATGTTTCTAAATGCTACCATGTATAGTTTGAATGATTTCAATTCTATTATTTTATTGGTTGGTATATATTTTATGGTAACATTTGCGAAATCAGGTAGTCCTGTTTTCGGACATACACAAGTAAATTCTGGATATGTATGCTCTACCACAGTTGGATTTGCGGGATATTGATAAGTTACTGTATCCAATTCAGGTAACTTTATTTCTTTTGACGGTTTTTGTGCCTGTTCATAGTACGAATCTCCCATATTTATTCCTCCTTATTTAAAAGTGGGTCTTTTAATTTATATGTTTGAAATGCTTCTGCTCTTTCTACACAAGCACCACATTTTCCACATGGTTTATCTTGTCCTTTATAGCAGGTCCATGTCAAACTAAAATCAACACCTAAACTATCTCCAAGAACTGCAATCTGCCCTTTATCAAAGTTCTTGAATGGAGCCATTATTTTAATTGATTCATAATCAACAACTTTCGCCAAGTTTTTAATGGCTTCTATAAACTCTGGTCTGCAATCAGGATAAATAGCATGATCTCCACTATGAGCGGCATAAGCCACTATTTGTATATGTTCACTAATTGCTTTGGCCATAGCTAAATTCAGCATTATAGAGTTTCTATTTGGTACAACAGTAAGTTTCATAGTATCATCTTCATAATGACCTTCTGGAACGTCTATATTATCTGTTAAAGACGAACCTTTCATTAGTTGTCCTGCCATTTTAGAAATATCTACTATTGTGTGTTTAACACCCAAAACTTCGCAAGTCTTTCTAGCACATTCTATTTCTTTCTTGTGTCTTTGTCCATAATTAAATGTTATTGCTTGAACATCGTATTTTCTATTCATATAGTATAGAAGTGTGGTACTATCCATTCCTCCGCTCAAAATCACAATCGCTTTACTTTTGTCTCTATTATTTCTTTCTTCCATTTGCTCCATCCCCATCTTTTTTGAATAGAATCAAATCCGTCTCCTTTAAAATGCAAACCAAAAGACAAATATGTTATCATAACTCTCCATATATGAATTAAATCATCTTTGATTTCGTCTTTATATGAAAGTTGTGAGAGCCATCTTTTGAATTCTTTCATTATTTGAATTGTCTCCAATTCTAAATAAGAGTACTTATTTTTATTCAATATATGAATACTTTTCACTAATTCTGGCAGTATTTTATCCTTATCTCTCCATTTTGCATTATAATAAATCTGTTTAAATACATATTCTGGAGTCTTAAATTTTTTCTGTACCATCAGGATCAATCCTGTCTTTCTTGTGTCCTAACACAACAACATCAACGAATGGATGATATACTTTATAGTTATGATATTTACCAATAGACTTTATTTTATTCTTCATTATACCCAATGCTTTCATAAAGGGCATTAGAACAAAATATAGCCCCTTACCTATGGCCTCTGTTTTGTAATGTCCATATGGCATTAGCATCTTCATTACATCATCTTGACATTGTTCTGGATAAACTATTTCCCATAATTGAATAGGTCTTACTCCTACTTTCAGTATATGAGATTTACCATGCATATTATATTTTGTCCATTGTGCTTGTAGGTCATCTATAAAAGTTTCTACTTCTCTCTTTATTCCTCTAGTCATGATATATGAATGCATTTAATCTGCCCCCTTTACTTTTAAAGTTTCAAAAAATTCCATTCTTGCCACCTGTTCTTTATGGTAAACTCCACGAAGTGCAGAATATCCCATATTTATATTTTTCTTTGCTCCGCGACTGCATACACATAGATGTTTGGCTTTACATACCACAATAACTCCTAATGGTTGTAATGCTTTCTGTATTGTGTCTGCAATCTGTTCTGTCATTCTTTCCTGTGTCTGTAGTCTTCGTGCAAATACATCTACAAGACGGACAAATTTACTTAATCCTTTAACAACATTTCCTTTAGGAATATATCCAATATATACCTGCCCAAAAAATGGCGCCATATGATGTTCACAAAAACTATGAAATTCTATTCCTTCAATTGTCACCATTCCGGAAGTGTCATATTCTAGCTTAAATTCCTTTTCTAGAATCTTTTCTGGATTCTTTACTTTATATCCACTAAACCATTCCTCATATGCCCTAGCTACTCTTTTAGGTGTTTCTATAAGACCATCTCTTTGGGGATTTTCTCCCAATGCTATTAAACTATCTAATGTCGATTTTTCTATTTGTTCTTTCATTTTATTCCCACCCAATATTGCAATCTCGGACTAAATCTAAATCCTTGTTGTATGCATATAGGTATAATCCATTTTGCTTTTTTCTTCAAAGTTCTATTATCTGTTCCTTTCGGCATAACAAATATATCTTGTGATATTATTGGTGCTTTTACCATTTTTCCTATCCAATTAATTTGTTCTTGAAATTCCTTCTTTGTTCCTATAACTAATTTTACAGAAATTATATCAGGACATTCATTCCATATTCTATCAAATAATTTTGCAGAATCTTCTGTAAATATTTTTGGGCTAATTACAAGACTATCAGTATTCCAATACATATCTTGATTTGGAAGCAATGTTCCATTTGTTTCTACTTCTATATCTTCAATACACAAATCTTCTCTCTCTCTAACTTCATGAAGAAATCCTACAAGCTGTTCTCCCATCTTTCCTTGCTGTAACATTGGCTCGCCTCCTGTTACAACCAATAATCTACATGGAGACACCTTTTTAAATAGTTCTATTATTTGCTCATTGTTCATTTTCTTTCCATGTTTCCAGGAATATTTTGTGTCGCAAAAATCACACCTTAAATTGCATCCTGCTAATCTTAGAAATATAGCAGGTTTACCCATATTGGGACCTTCTCCCTGGATTGTCTGAAATATCTCATTAACTTCTAACATCTTATACCTCCACAAAACTTGTCTTTGTTTCATAAAGTTTTAATTTTACCTTTATTTTTCTCTTGATTTTGAATTCAATTTCTCTCTTTAGTACAGATTTAAGGTATTTCGCTATACTTTCAACAGTAGTATATTTTAAAGGAAGAAAAGCGAAATCTCCTACGGGTCCTTCACAACTTCTTGTTTTTCCATGACAATCTCTCCATGTTACTTTGAATCCTGTAGGATCTGTTTCTATATTTACATCAATAGATTCATCTGGAACTAATATCTTATGATCCAAATGTTTGCAGGTATTATGTACCACATTTTTAATATCACCAAAATCTATTCCTTCCAATAATCCATTTATTATTTTTATTCCAGTGATGGAAATCTTTCCATGGTAACTATGACCATGAAGCTTTCTGCACTTTCCTTTATAATCTGTAAGAAAATGCGCAGATTCAAATCCTATTATTTCATCTTTTCCTATATTCATATTACTTACCTTTAAATCCTAATCCTTTTTCATAATATATGTGTCCATCTTTTTCAACAAAACTACACACAAGACCTTCTGCTATGGCCAAACAATGCATTAAATTCTTTTCTTTACTTTCTACTTCAACTTCTATACTTCCCGACTTTATTCTTATTCTATTATCTAATTTTCCCATCGGCTCAGACTCTTCTGACATTCTATCACCTCTTTTTCTTTAAATTCAAATCCTTGTTTTTTGAAAAGATGTTGTCCACATCCTACAAAACACATACACTTATAAAGAAAGTCTTTATCTTTGAATTTCACTTTCAATAAGGGATACATAGCCTTAAATTCTTCCTCTGTCCAATTGAAGTATTTCTTCATTGGTGTTAATATGAAATTAAATTCTTCGTCTATTAAATTCTTCTGCTTTTTGACATATTGGAAGAAGGGTGTCCTCTGTTTAGGTATGCAACAATCCATTATAGAAATGGACAATTCTTTATCTATCCAGAATATATATTTATTCAACTTATTAGATATTCCGAATGTTGATTTATTGAAAGACAAGAAGCGATTTAAAATATAAGGCTGGGTAGTCTTGTCCAGCTCTCCGTTTTTTGTAAATAAAACCTTAATGTCCTCGAATGGATTTGCCATATTTTTTCTCCTTTATTTTTTAACCCGTAAGATTCCAACCTTACATTCTTCGTTACATCAACCCTCAAATAGGGTATATTAACAGCTTTTTTTGTTACGAAGTCTGTATGGTTGGAATCTTAGAGATTTTACCTCCAAATATGTAGGAATTTTAACATCCAGGAAAGAAGCTGAATATCCTCATCAGCTCCAATTCTCATGCGATACTCTATCTCAGCCGCATACCAAAGTACCTCTTTTAGCCTATCCTTGTAACCATCAAATTGTTTTAATTCATCATCTTTCAACATTTTCTGCCATAAATATTTTAGCAGGTCTCTACCATTCATTCCATTTTGCAGGAAGAATCTCCTAGCCTCGAATGGATCTCTCTCTTTTAGCAATTTCCAAACTTCTAACTCTAAGGTTTGTGGAGCTTTTATCTTTTCCGGAGTTATATCTGGAGCCAACTCTTGTATCTTATTAATCATGCTCCTCATATCCGGATAATAAATATCAATCAGTTTAGTTATGGCTTTTGGCGTATCTCCTATTTTATTTATATTTTCTTCATTCATTATTTGATTTAACTTTTCTTTTATCTTCTCTTTTGGAGTTTCTCTTATCTCTATAGGAGTACATCTACTAACTATGGGTTCTATCACCTTTGTTATATCATTGGCGGTAAATATGAACTTACAATTAGAAGAATATCTTTCCATTATAAATCTTAGTGCTTCTTGAGAAGAGGACAACATCCCATCAAATTCATCTAATAATACTATTCTAGGTATTCCCTTTTTCGTACTTAAAGTCATAGCGAAATCTTTTACCGTTCCTCTTATTGTCTCTATCTTTCTTTCGTCAGAAGAATTTAGTATCAAGAAATCAGAATTGGAACAACCTATCTCTTTCTTAATCACATAAGCTAGAGAGGTCTTGCCTGTACCAGGAGACTTGCTATAAAATAGAAAACTAGGCATAGATTTCGGATTCTTTATGAGATTTCTTATCTTCTCCTTTCTAGAATCCGAACATATATAGTCGTCCAGATTTTTTGGTCTGTATTTTTCAGTCCAAACTAAATCCTTCATTCTGATTTCACCCTTTGAATTGTTCTTGTCACTTCATCTCTAATGGATATTGAATTTCCACATTTTGGACAAGTATATTTTGTCCACATAGTCTCATCTATTCCTTGTGACACATATTCTTTCATGTCAATTTCACATTTATTACAAAGTACCTCTGTTCTATTTACTATATCTTGTTCTATTGTCGGAATTTCTACCTCTATCTTCATTCTTCTTCGCCTTCTTCCATTATTCTTGGTGCTATATAAAATATTGACTTTATTCTATCATTCTCTGCTATCTTCATAGGAAAGTTTGTTTGCGCTGTTATAGATACGTTCTCCGCACTAAGGCAATTTACCATATTCGAAAATATTCTATCTCCAAAACTCACCTTAAATTTATGCTTTAATTCACTAACGACTATTCTTTTCTGTATCTTATTTGTTCCAGAATCTATATTTATGCACAATTCACCTTCTTTTTCACACAAAAAGGTAATAATACTTTTTGTTGATGAATCTTTATCTGACTTTCCAAATATGGATTGTGCATCCGTTTTTATTTCTTTTAGTTCATTTGTTTTCAAGTGAAATAAACTATTTTCATAAGGTATATTTGGTTTTCCTGTTATACCAATAAAAGATTTGTCTGCCAATGTAGTTTGTATCTTCTTATTTCCACCTATGGATCTCAGCGTTATCATATTTTTATCTATATTCATATAGAAATATGCTTTGAATGCCGCCGCCATGCTAGATAGTTTCTTTATATCCTTGATGCCTATTTCTCCTATTGCTTTATATTCTTCAATAAAGCTGGCATCTATATTCGACGACATGAAAAAATATTTATTCTTGTCTGATGTTCTGGCAAATATTCCTTCTTCTTTAAAATTCAATACGCAACTTTCTATTCTTCCATCTATTGATAGTTTGTTTAGGAATTGTAAAAACAAATTCTTATCTACTTTCATATTATACTCCTTATTATGGGTTCAGATATCGAGAGTGGAGGAAACACGACACACGGCCTGATTCATTCTCTCCATATTATGAACTTTCCATTAAAGGTCTTTAAATATTTCTTTTGTGTCCCAGGTATATTGTCCTTCTTTTATGGAACCGAATACTATTTCTTTTCCTTCAAGAGATATATTATATTTGCTCTTGTCAATCTTAGCCACAAATTCTACTATGTTTCCGCCTTCTGTCTTCTTGGTTTCTTTTCTCCTGCACAAAATTCTTTGTTGCATCATTTGATTTGTTTTCACTCTAACGGACGCAGAATCCTCTCCTATTATAAAGTCTTCATGTCCTATATAAAACTTATCAACACCTGAAATGTGTCTCATTCCTTCTAATACCTCTGCAAATCTCTGATTCCTGTTTTTCCAATATTGATAATTTACACCGCCATCTGCATTAATGTTTTTCTCCAATCTCATCTGATTTTCTGCATACTTCAATAGGTCAGATATACCGTCTAATACAATAGCAGAAAATTGTTCTCTGTTATCACTTACATACTTAATCATAGCCTTTATTTTATGGAATGTTTTCACATAGTCTATAACTACATCTCCTGTTTCTGCATTCTCTGTCATTTCTATAGGATTTAGAGGTATTATTTTACCACTATTGAAGGATTCCTTGTGATATACCATTACTAGTTTTCTAGCACTTCCATCAAGATCCACTATTAAAGATTTCTTCGAAAGTGTTTCCAAATAATCTATACAGATTCCTGTTTTTCCTGTTCCATCTTTTCCGAAAATAGCGCAATTAAGACCCCTTTCTATTTTATCAACATTACCAATAGAATTCTTTATCATATTTTCTATTTGTTTTGTTGGTAGTAATGCTATACCATCATTCTTTTTAGGTTCTTGCGGTATTGGTCCTTTTGTTGTTTCAACCTTTTTCTTTGTATCCTCTGTAATTGATCCAAAACTTATCTCTTCTGACATATTAACCTCCATACTTAAATAATAATAAAGGAAGGGGATTTACCCCTACCAATCCTCTTCAGGTACAGGAACTTGTGATTTGGGCTTAGGAATACTTTCTTTTCCTTCGCTCTGTATATCCTTCTTTTTTGGTATTGTATTTCTGCAGTATTCAGGCACATAAAATCCCATAACACTTATGGTATTTCCTCTTTCTGATACGCCTGGTTGTCCTATAACATATATCATGCTTCCTTCCGGAAAGTTTATCTTTTCTTTTATTGGCACGAAACAAGTTATTGGTTTCACTGCATTTTCTTGATTATCCAAAAATCCCATTGACTCATCTTCTACTGTTATCATTTGTAATGGTTTTCCAGCTGATGTGGTAATTTCTGGTAATATCTCAGATACGAATACCTTTGATATTGAAAATCTCTCGAATTCCTGATGTTCGCTCACGAATGTCTCTATTTCATTTAGCTGAATGTTGTGACTTTTCAATGCTACTGTCAATAGTTCTATTGCTTCCTTTTCTGAAAGCTTCTTCTGTACTTCTATGTTTAGCTCTCCAGAATCGTTTATCTTAACTAGAGTATCAGTAGATGCATTTGTTTTCAGTCCATTCACTTTCACTACTGAAAATCTGGGTATTGGTTTTTGTGTATTATCTCCTCTGACCTTGAAGAAAAGGTCCACCCACTTTCCATTTTGCTCTATAACACCAGAGACATATCTCTCAATCTTTTGTTCTGGTAAAGGCTTTCCTAATCTATCTTTCATAAATTTAGGTAGTTTCTCTGCTTCCTCCGGAGGTGACCAATAAAGAGGTATTATTTTATCTCCTTCTTTCGCCACTATCTCTTCATTTACTGCTTCTTCCGGATTTTTGTTATATTCTTCTATTGCCTTTGCCCTCTTTTTTGCAATTATATCTCTTGCTTCTGTTGCCCCTATGAAAATAACATTTTCAAAAGTCTGGGCATTTGATGCCAATTGCTTTCTATAAAGCGACCTTATTCTACCAACAGACATCACTTTTATTTGTTTTTTCTGGTCTTCATTGAGTTCTTTTTGGTCAGGATATACTTTACCTTTCAAGTCTGCATATATCTCATTTAGTTCTTTCTTAACTTCTTCTTCATTTTTTCCAATTTTTTTGGAAATTTGTTCTATTAGTCCTGTCACTATTATCTACCTCCATAATTAAGATTTAGGGACCTTTATCTGTCCTCTATCATTAGTTTCTAGTTTTGTTACTTCCTTCATGGAAGGAGCTCTGAATTCTTTCTTTATAGACTTGTTCTCCCATGCAGGATTCTCTATTATTGTAATTACTAGAGAATCTCTGACGACTGAAAATCGTCCATGTTCATTTAGAATGTCAGCAATATCATCTATTACAGTTTTATCGCCGACAACTTTATTGTCTGGAATTTGTGTATATCTTGGTTTTGGCATATTAGTACCTCCTTTTGATACGATTTGTGAAATTGATTTTTCCCATCTGTCTGTCACTTTAACCGACGAATGACATCCAGGACAGCTAGTATATTCACCCACTTTTTTCTGCCCTTTATAATCCCATCGCCATCCACATTTTGGGTTTAGACATACTAGCAACATAACCATCTATGTATAACTTATTTACAGTATTTAAAAAGCTTATGGTTTTAAGTTTGAAAGCTTATGGCTAGTGAATTTGTGAATATATGATAATAATTGACGATTTACATCAAAACTGGTGACTTTCTTGAATAGAGCATCCTTGGCATTCATTACATCATAAATATAACTTTCTAACCCGTCAGATACCATGTTTATAACTAGCAGTCTATTATATTGACTGTTCGCCCTATAACATCTATGTATTCTCTGATATAAAGTTGATGGTTTCCAAGGAATATCATAGTTAATACATAGAGATACAAAAGGAAAGTCGACTCCGTGTGACATCGCATCTGTGGATACCATTATTCTTTCATCACCTTCACTAAACTTTTGTATAATATTTTCTCTTTGTTTATTGGATGTGCTTCCTGTAATCAATAGTGTTTTGTGTTTTTCATTCAATTTTTCAAAAATAATTTGTGCCATTCTAGCGAACCTGGTGAATATTATTATTTTCTTGTCTGAAGATTCTTCTAGAATATTCATTAAATCATCTATCTTAGGATGTGATACATTAAGTTCGTTCATACTTCTTAAAGTAGGTGCGGAGCTCATATTCAATAATTGCGTGCTGTCCTCTAGCATCGGCAATATCACAAACTTCTTTAATGTAGCTCCAACCTTCTCGTCTGAATGCAAATCGTCATCTAGCTTGTCTATCAAAATCTGGCTTATCTTTTTTTGGTAGGAAGACATGGGTATGTTTCTTTCTTCAACAATTTTCTTAGGCATTTCCATATCTACATCTTCCCACGTTCTTCTTATAGAAATTTCCATGAGTCTTTCCATAAACATATCTAGATTTCTATATCCCGCCAGACTTGAATATCCAAATTTCTCCTCAAAAATACAATAATTATAAAATTCTGATTTTGTCATCCAACCCGGATGAATTAAGTTTCCTATATGAAAGGCGTCAATTAGCTTATTCTCTACCAATGTTCCTGTTAATCCAAACATATACTTTGGTTTTAAATTCTTAACATAAAAAGTTCTTTTTGCATCTGGATTCTTCACATAGGTAATTTCGTCTAAAATAATACCCTGATTTGTCGATAAATCAAATATGTCTAAAAAATCTTTAAGAAGTAGTTCATAATTTAGAATCATTATATTCGGCTTGGAAGCATAAAGCTTCTTTCTTTTCTCTGGAGTTCCTTCAATAACAATAGAAACTCGATTAAAGAACTCCAATATTTTTCTTTTCCACTGCCATTTAATTGTAGCAGGACAGAATATGACTATCCTATCTATCTTTCCTTTTTGCATCCATCTATCCATTGGAGCAAATCCTTCCAATGTTTTTCCTAATCCCATTAAGTCTAAGTTTAGAAATCTATTATTCAAATATCCTTTAGCAACCGCTTCTGTTTGGAAATCAAAAAGGAAGGGATATGTCTCTTTTATTTTCGCTTTCATTTCAGAAAATACTTTCTTTATATTCTTGTTAGCTTCTTCCTTTTGTATTTCAACATTAGAAATATCAAATCCTTGTTGTCTTAGTTCTTCCAATGTTTGAGCTGTATTAGGTAATTCCCATCTTTTATATAGCGGATTCCATTCTCTTCCAGGTATTGATTTTATTTTCTTTATTGTTTCAATGTCATATTGAAATTTTATACCAATCTTATTTCCTTCAATCCATATTTCCATACTACTTTGCTCCTGTCAAGTCTTTGCCTTTTCCAATTTTCATTTTGTCATATATTTTCTTGTAGCCCCTTTCTTCATACTGCTTTTTAGTAACATCCATATTCTTCCATCCTTTACACCAATGCGGAGGCGCAGTTATCTCTGATCCACACGGAGTGTTACACATATGATATCTGTTAAACTTACAAGGTCTCATCATATTCCCACGGAAAGATTATCCAATCGTCGTTCTTGATTAATTTAACATGAATCTTTGGTTTATGTAAACTTCCTCTTCTTAATAAGAGGGTCGCGGTTTTTCTATGCCCAAATAGACACATTGTAGATCCGCTATCACATATATCGTCAACTATTATCATACTATCCTCTGCATCTTTCATTACATTAGAAAATCTATAACATAAATCTTTATCATGTGTATAAATTAAATCCAATAGATGACTAATCGCTACCGCGGCGACTTGTCCACCCCTCCCTATTCCATAGACATGAGTTAGGTTAGGATACTTTTTCTTGATTTTCTCAGCTAATTTCTTAATATCAATATCAAATTCTGTCCATGAATATATTCTCTTTCTCTGATTTACTTTCGGCTCTACCATCTTTTCTTCATCTCTCCTTTTAATTCTATACTTTCATTACTCTTACAATGAGGACACCTTACCTTCCATGACTTTACCCAATTTGCCGCAATGAAATTTTTATTGCAACATCTACAATACCATATTGGCATCTTAATCCCTCAAAATTTCTTTTTCTTTCATTCTTCTAACTGCTAGAAATATTTTGATATTTCCTTCTAATGATTGGACAGCTTTTTTGAATTCCAATCTTTCTTCATATGTACTAACATTTCCTATAAATTGATTATCTATAATTTCTTCTATTAACTTTTCTCTTTTTTCCTTTGTCATTTCTTGGAGAATACCAAGCTGTGCCCCTGTAATCCAATATCTGCTGCCCATTAGAAAAACTTCCTCGTCTCATTTCTTAATCTCAAATTGAATCTAGCTTCTGATTTGTTCTTGCATTTACATTTCAGTGCATTTCTTTGACAGTACATACAAATCAAATCTTTCTTTGTGATTGCTCTTCCTCCAAGCCTTTTTATTGCCAGTCTCTTTTTCTCTTCTTTTTCCTTTTGTCTTTTTTCTTCTAATTTTTCAAATCCTTCTCTTGCTATCTCGCAATCTTTTGAATCTGTGCAGTATTTACAAATTTCTATTGCGAATTTACCAAGGCCGCCATTTTCTTCACATTCTTCTGGTGTCATGCTTTCACCTCCATGCGGAAGGGAGGAATTGAACCTCCAATATCACTAAGAACAGGTATCTCATGTTCTTGAGCTTCAACCTTTAGCCGCCTTCACAGCCTAAGCCTGTTGCCTTTCCCAGTCGGCTACATCCGCTTATGTTTTCTTAATTCTTGATTTCTAAATAACATCAAATCTTCTTCTATTTTATGAAAGTTGTTTGTACGGGATCTTATTCTTTTATAAATTTCGTGACACCTATTACAAAGATACCATTCTGTCTTCTCCCAACACTTTCCACCTAATAGGGCTCTGAGTATATTTCCTTTACTGTTTCCTACCTTGCAACAGGCTTCTTTATCACAAAAATAACATTTCATTTAACCACCCATTGGAGCCATATTAACTCCCGTTTGTGCAGACATCGAAGCAACCATCTGTTGATTAAATTCCATCATTTCTTTTATTTCTTCTTGTTGTTGCTCCATTGTCTCTATCAATTTAATGAACTTCTCTATTAATAATAACATCTTATATGTTATCACTTCCTGTTCGCTTGGTTCTTTCTTTCTTCTAAATATATTTAAAACCATTTTTCCAATCCTCCTCTCTTGATATCTCTTTCCATAATACAATGTCTTGGAAGTTTATCATCTCTCAATCTCATAAAGGTAGGCATTCTATAATGACCATCTTCTGTTATATTCAAATATTTTGCTTCAATAATGAATTCTTCTTTTACTTTTCCTCCTGGTAGAAGATATTTATCAGTTATCATCTTTAAGTCTGCATCTGTAAATCCTCCGCCTACATTACAGACTTCTAATAGTATTCCTTCTTTATCGTATTGATAGCATACCAATGCTCCAAACTTTCCTTTCCTTTTATCAGTTTTCAAATCTTCCGAGGGAGGAAGCCATCTTTTCACAATTAAGTCGGCTGTCTTTTCATTCTTTACCTTAAGCCAATATTTACTTCTCTTACCTATTTCATAAACGGAATCTCTATGTTTGAGTATGATTCCTTCTCCACCTGCAGAATTCACTTCCTGCAATAATTTTCTTTTGTTTTGCCATATCTTCGTAGTCTTTATTATTTCATTTTTTTCTATTAATTTTATCAACATCTCTTTTCTTCGTAGATAAGGTAGTTTTGTTATATATTCACCGTTTAGTAATATAATATCAAAAACGTGATAGACTATCTTATAGTTCTGCCTTGTTTCTGGTGTCATTCTGGCTGTAATAAATTTCTCATTTCCTTTTTTATCATAAGCGACAATTTCTCCGTCAATAATGAAAGAACCTGATATATCTAGACTTTTATGTGCTTCCATTATTATATCAGGATAACTTTGACTTAATTCTGTTTTCCAGCTTCTCGTCCAGAATTCTATTTCTCTACCGAGTTTCATCATTATGGCTCTTGTGCCGTCGAATTTTCTCTCTGCCACCCATTCCTTACTATCTAATTCCGGACAATCTTTCTCCGCTCTTTTAGCCAACATTACTTCAATCATGGCTCTAACCTCTTCTTGAAGTAATTATTGTGTATTGTAGCCACTTTCTCACCACAATAGGGACAATATATAGGTAAGTCTGAACTGTTCCCTTTTCGGTCTTTTTTGACGCTGTAGAACGTCATGCATTTGTTACAGCTTAATTCAGTCATCTATTCATCTCCTAAAAGTCTTTTTAGTTCTTTGATTACCGCATGTGCCTTTAAGAATCGGAACAGTCTCGTTTCTCCCATAGTAATTATGTTTCCATCCATGAATAGGTCGTTCATTTCCTTCTCCAGTTCCTTTATCCTGTCCTTTATGAGGGAATCTGTTTCATCAAATGTATGAACAATTCCTGTGACCATATCTACAGGCATTTTGAATTCTAGCAAATACTTTTTCAAATCCTTCAAGTTTTTTGGCTTCATTACTTCTTCCCCCCATGACGATATACGTTATACAGGTAATGCCTTCTGTACGTTTCCTGCTTTGGGTGTTTGACTTGTGGTTTTAACTTGTCTATCTGCTTGTTTCTGTAGTTCATTCAGGCAACCTCCACCAGACTAAATCGCCTTTGATTTCAGATAGTAAACTGCTTATTGTTTCATCTGTGGACAATTCTTTTTTTGTCGGTTTTCTAATCATTCCATCACCTCTACGTCTTCCTTCTCGTTTCTGAGCATCTTCAGCCTGTCCTTGCACTCGTACATTTTCTGTTTGTGCCACTCTGACATATACCTATGGAAGTTCATTTCGTGTTCTGCTTTTTCTCTTTTCATTTCCTTCCACCTCCTTATTTCTTACTGTTTCATGAAATCTATATTTAAGGTCGTCTCCTTCCCAGTAGTCTGTAACTTTTTCTATTGAAGTCCAATAATTGTTTGATTCAAATTCTTTTAGTGCTTCTTCTAAGGTTTCACGATGGTCACAGTCTTGTATATCTCCGTTCTTGTCTTCATGATTCAACTGATATTCTATAATCTTCTTCATTCAGACCGCCTCCTTTTTTCTTGATAATATCAGTTTTGCAATTAAGACAATCATAATCCCTATAAACAACAGAATCAATAAGAAAATTAATGGCATTTCTTCATCAATAGTAACTTTCCTTACACTTTCATTAATCTCATGTCCTCTTTGTATTAAGAGGGTGCCACCAGCAACAGCGGCAACAGCTCCTGCATTAGCCATTTTGTATCTCCTTCCTCATGTTGTTAAATGCGTTTGACTGCGATTTTTCTTCCGTTGGAATTTGCATTATTTGGCGTGATTTTGAAACGGTATTAAGTTTTGTGTGTATTTGTATGTTTAAATTTTTTCGAGCTGAAATCATGCCTTTCTTTAAAATATGAAGCATGAATGGAGAACCTGTTGAACAGGACTGGTGTTGTTGCTTATAATATACCCTATTTAAAAAACTCCAGTATTGTTCAACAAACGAACTTTTCTTATCCTTTCTATAAAACATATCCATCATTCCATATAGTTATGGGAATAGAACAAGTTGCTGTTACCAGCAGTCGACCACATTCCGTTCCCTATTCGGCTTCTCACGCAACTTGGTGGTTCAAGTATTCCGGACTTCGGAAGCCAATGGGTTAGTGGGGTTTCGAGCCACCACTAACCGGGGATTGTGTATTCTCGTGGGTATGAGTTCGGGGGCTTACAAGGCCCGCCGAACCTGTTAGGTTTCTGAGGACTTATTCCTCAGCATCAACATCCTCTTCGGATGCAGTCTCTTCCTCAGCACCGCTGCCTTCCTGCTTCTGGACGTATTCCGGATTCTGCTTGTAGTAGGCCTCTCCGTTCTCATCGTATTTCTTCACGACCTTCTTTATCTTTCCGTCATAACAGAGAGCATTCAGAGCGTTCTTCACTTTCTTTGCGTCTTCTCCTACTGTCTCTATTACTTCGTCTGCTGTTACGCCACCTTCGGTTGGCAAGGCTCGGAAAGTCCTCTGTGATAGGCTGTTGGGGTCTGCCCCAAAACCGCCCTTGGGCTTTCCTGCGAGGTCCTGGAATTCTTTTTCTGATATTGGCATTTCATTCACCTCTCCTTTTATTTTATTGGACGTAGTTGCATCACTAGATGCCGCTACATCACCATGAACCCAATCGCATGGGAAATGTGGTACCCTACTACCGAATGTCTGTTTACATTCTAAACATTTTTCTCTTTCTTCTTGAGGATACATATCTTTTATAATAACAGATTTCCATCTATGTTGCCACTCCGGCATTTTCTCGCATTCTTCCATAGTCCTTAACAACTTTTCCATCTCCTTTCTGGCATAATACTTCTCGGATGCTTATAGTTAGTAGTATACTTTAAAAAGCTTATCCTATTAAGACGGTGTTTAGCTTGGTTTTTGTTAGATAAACTTTTGATTTTATACGACTATTTCTCCTCCTCCAAGTTTGTTGCACGACAGAATGGACAATACTTTATTGATATATTTTGTCTTTGTATTCTAAATCTTGCCCCACAAACCGTGCAATTAAATTTTTGCATTTAGTCCTCCATAAACTTCTTATATTTTTCAAATAGAGGTTTTGTTCTCTTCTCGTATCTATAACACCACCACTTGAATTTTTCTAGTTCTTGTCTTATCTTTCTTCTTAACCACAAAAAGAAGGTTATTATAATGGAAAGTTCAATTACCATTATAATAAATTCTAACATATTACCTCATTCCTCCCTTTTGGAATATTTCCATTCACCAAAGGCGCAACCTTATATTTTTTCAATACACGAAGGCGCCTTTCTGATTCTCGTTTCGCAAACTTCAGTATTACCATCTTAATACATCTGTTTGTCAACATATTATCCCTCCTTATATACTTTCAAGTCTTTCTTGTGACTTCTTGATTAAATTAGGTAGACATTCTTTACATATTATTCTTCTTCCTCCACCCATAGTCACGAAATGGTCATGACAACACCCTTGTCCACACTCGTCACAATACCAAGAAGTTTTCTCTCCGCAAACAACCGGGATTTTTTCTTCTTTGATATCTCTAAGGTGTGTTATCACACTACATATCGGTTCCGGATCACCTGTCTCTTGTCTCATTTTGTTCTTCCCTTATTATTTTTAACAGGCAGTCGTTATGCACTCCATAAATTATCGGCTGTCTGTCATGTTTGACCAGATTTTCACATATAGGACAAATCTGTCTGAATATCTCTGGTCGCTTATTCCAATTCTTTTTCAGGGCGATTTTAGATAGTTTGGCAATTCCTAAATCTATCTCTTCCTGCGACATACCTTTTAGTGCTATTGTCGCATGGATCGCCCTTCCTCTAGCCGCCGAGGCTAATTGTCTTGAGTAAGTTTCTTGCTCATCCATTCTTTCTCCTCCTTTGGATCTACTTCTATCCATTCTCCATGTCTTACTATTATATTGCTGGATTCATGGATAAATTCATTGTCGAACGAACAATCCTTGTTATCGTCGTTCGCTATTTTGTTGTATTCTTTTATTTTCTCCTCTCTATCTAGTTCCGAGATATCCATCTGCTCTATTCTTCTGACGCTAAATACCATCGGCAATCCTCTTTTACTGACTCTTTCTGTCATTTTCTTACCTCCTTTTAAATTTCCTTTTATGTTTCGGATGATGTTTAGGACAATAAAGATGGTGATACTTCGTGGGCTGACCACATATCACGCATCTCGAAGCCTTTCTAAATTTCTTATCTAGTTGTCTTGGTATTCTCATATTCTTTTGGCGTCCAAGAAAATATCATTAATCTTGGTTAAATTTCTTGATGCTTCCGCCAACCTCCTTTGTTTTATTAGTTGTCTGGTTTCTTTTATAAAGTCTTGTCCGGACACAATGTCCGAAGCCTTTAGAGTATATACTTCCATAATTACCTCCTTAATATAACCTCTTCATAATATAATAGACAACCTCATGCCTTTTGTGTGGGTGTTTCCGGATGAACTCTTTTATCTCTTTTATTGTCATTTTTCCGAAATCTTTTTCCATTCTGGCTGCCCTTCTTTGAAGCATCATTATGTTACATTCTTCTCGATTCAGCTCGCTTTCTACTTTGTATCGTTCAAGAGATTCTTCGGGAATAATGTCACAAGAATCATTTTCCAGTTTCCAATTCCTGAAACTTCTTTCATTTATTTGGTTCACACTTACTACCTGACCAACAGGATAGTAATTTCCTCTGGCCGAGAAATAAAGAGGATTTTCATATTCAATCTTACCATCTTTTATCGGAAAGAACTTGATTCCTTTCTTTCCCTTCTGTAATATCACATAACCGGCTGATACTAATTTTATTCTCATATTATTCTCTCCTTAGGAATACTCTTATAAAGATATTCCAATACATTTCATCCATTTTATCCATTGTCTTATAAAGATTAACCAGTACATTGTCGTATAGCCACCATGAAATGTGGTTCTTCTTTATGAGGAGCAGATAATAGCATATCTTTAATTTTTTCATTTTATTCCTCACTCATGATTACTTTCGTCATACCGACAGCGAAGATTAACAGGCCCAGCCATCCAATGTTGTAACCAACAATTTCTGCCTGCATATTTAATCTTCGCGCTTCGTTGTAATCTTCAAGTGACACATTCGTTATGTCAGCTTGTGTATATATTGTGAATGGCAACTCCACCACCACCTTCGCAGGTATTTTATAATGTTTATATATCTGCATATGTATGTCTTCGTGCACCATCGGGTATATCAATAATATCGAACAGCACATGATGATGAAAACCAATATCTTTTTTTCTTGTGTGTTCATGCTTCGCCTTCCACTGTTGCGTCTGTTATTTGTTCTTCTTCAGTTTCTAGTTGTTCTACATTTCGCAGATACATTGCCATTTCTCTTGCTTCTATCTTGCTGTTCGCATAAACCACACCGGTCGCTTGCCGCTGTATGTTTAGGCGGACAATAAATCCTTTCATAAGACCCTCCTCTAATAAACCTTAAAGTATTTCGCTATGGTCAATAGTAGATGGTTGTAATCTTTTTCTGTCGCCTCTTTTCTTATTTTGTCCCAGTCCATCTTATTTTTTATTGCTACTTTTCTGGCACGGCCGAGAATCGCAAAAGCATTACAATCTTCGCCCACCAACTTTAGTTTGGGTTTCATGTTTAACCTCCTATACAATCAAAACCGCGCGGTATGGTATAATGACATGGCTCCACTATAACATAATAGTCACAGCAGGTTCCGTTTTCGCATTTCATCTGTGTTTCTATAGTCAGATGAGACTTCGCAGATAATTCTGTAATGTATGCTATTGCGACCACTAATAGCAGGCCTACCAACAAACCGCATAAGAAAGTTTTATACATTTAATTTCTCCTTGACCTTATAAACAAATCTATTATGCGGCAAAACCATTTTTGTAATTAATCCGTATTCTACCGCTTTTTGGATCATTTGCCGGGTTTTGTTAATTCCGCTGTTCCAAAGATGTGTTTTTCTCATTGATAATAGTTCGTTTGTTAGTGTAGTGCCGCTTATTTCTCTGTAGGCACTAACCACCTCGAGGATAATGTTCAATTCTTTGTCGTCATCGAGGTCTAATATAATCTTAGATATTGTTTTGTTCAGTTCCTTCAATTGGCGCTTTAGTTTGGTTATCATAATACAGTATTAACGGCAGTATTTAAAAGCTTTATGGCAGTTTTACAGTTTTAATGGCTGTTGTTATGCACGAGGAAAAGCCGGGAATTGCGCCGCTTATTGCGGGTTTTGTAGTTTTACAGTTTTAATGGCCTCATAGCCTCGCTTGTTGCTGTTTTTTAGTTTTAATGGTTTTTAACAGCGTCATTTTAACATATAGATTTAGAGATACAGAATAAAGGATAAAGGTTAATGGATAGCCTGATTCAGTTATTTAGTTGTATATCTTGATATATAATAATAATTAATTGGTTAAACTAATCAACAATAGTCGTATAACTATCCAAACTCTAATTGTTATATATATAAATATGTAATGACATATATGCGCCAGGCTCTCCATCGTTCCATATACACCCTTAAATATCCAAAAATTTAAATTTGTAAAAATGGGGGTACTAAAAACCGTGAAAACTAAAATACAGTAGCAAGCGCGGTTGTCGCGCCGTGTAAACAGTAAATCTATAAAACCGATAGCAAGCGGCTAATTTTCACACGATTTCGCCCGCATAAAAACAGCCGTGTAAACTGTGAATCTAGCGTAAAACTAATTAAAACTGAGGTTTTTGAACCCAAGTTTCTAATTGTGACCGCGCCTTTCTGTCTTAATTTCATGCGCCATAGATTTGGAATATAATGCGCGGTATTATGAGAATATAATTAGGAGCGGGTGTGTCTGTTTTAATGTGATTTATTCACACTCAAGGTGGCCTTTACAATCGCTCCAAAAATCGCTAATCTCTTATTCTTATGAGGCGCTCAAATAGTTCCTGATCCATAGTCAGAGCGCCACCATAAAAGGTAATTTTGCCTTTCATTTTAATCCTCCTGTATGTCTTTATAGATAGAATTTAATTGAATGTGTACCGCTCTTAATCTGTTGCAGATTCTTTCCTGCTTCGGATTATCTTGATTCAACATCTCCATAGATTCACATACATAATTAATCGCATTATCTACTTTAGCCAAGAATTTAATAAGTTGTCTTTTCTTGGCTTCATCAAATTTATGGAGAATGTTAATTTTCTCTTCCATAATTCACCTCCGTCTGCCAACGACGGTGCACGGCAGTTTAAGGTTAATACTGCAAACCACATTAGGCTTATTCCTGACGTCTAATGCCATTCAATGACATTAGATAGTCGGTGGAACGGGCCTCGGCTAGACTGGCGCTGTACCCCTTCACCTAATGTTTCCTAAATCACCGTCGTTGATTGCAGGATTTACTTGAAGCATACTCCTTGAACATTCCACTTACATAATTTATTGGAGCAGAACTTCCTACCTCCTTGACAGGACATAATTAATAGGCATACTGTTGCCATGCCCTCATTTCATATACCTGGTCTAATGTGTACGCCCTGTCAAAAACCTTGTTCCAGAATTTCAAATCTTCTATTGTAATGCCTTTCACCTCCTTAATCTTTTTCATGAAAACGGTTCAGTAATTCTTCAAAATCAATATTATGGCAAAAATGTCCTTTGTTCATGTCTAAAAATATGGCATCTAACTTTTCTCTCGCCATCAATTCTCTTATTTTGTTTATTTCAGTCTTTGTAATTAATATTTTCTTCATGTTTTCACCTCCAAAATTAATGAAATATAAAGAACGGGGAATAACCCCGCTCAATTGAAATACTCGGGATTTTTCTTGTAGAAAGCAATTCCTTCGCCGTTGTACTTCTTAACTGCTTTCGTGGTTCTTTCACCCTTTGCGTTTTTTACTTTGTCGTAGGTGTGGGCGTCAAGCGCCTGCTTCAGTTTCTTTTCGTCGTCGCCGTCTTCCCTGACTTCGGAAATTACTTCTTCCGCTGTCATTCCGCCCTTGGCAGGAAGGATTTTTAATATCCTCTGTGCCATTGAGTTTGGATTGACACCCCCGACTCTTGACGGAGCTCCTTTGAGTTCCGCAAATTCTTTCTCTGATATTGGCATAGCCAACACCTCCTTTTGTAATTTCATCACGTCGTAACGCTCGGATTACCATAAATGAGAGGCGGAAACTAATTGTCGCCAACCAGCCTCCGCCCCTTTTGTAAATGAGTTATTGAGGCGGTTTTTTACTTGCTTTCAGTAGTAAAAACCTTTAGCTATCAGTTTACCGCTGTTTAAAATAGTTAAAAATAAACGCTATAAAAGTCTTGCTTCTTCACGCATTTTATAGCATTTTCTAATTTTTTAAGAGAGTTCATATCTACAATCGTGTCGTCTAATTCTCCCTCCAAAAAAATGCTACACTCCTCACTATTGCGCTTATAAAAGCTAATTGTTGCGCTTCCTAATTTAACTGTCGTATTTTTAAAGAGTTTCTTCTGTTTTTCCGTTAGTTTATTGTATTGTATGCACATAATATTATTCCTCCCTATTTTAAGCAGTAAACTAATTTTAGCTATCAGCTTACCGCTGTTCAATAAAGAGTAAATTAATTTTTTATTTCTTCTAATGCTTTTATTCCTTCTTGTGTTACTGCATACATACACAAAACCGGTATTTTTGAGCTACGTCCAAAATTCCATCCACGTTTTACTACTTTACTTTTTAATAAGCCTCTTTCACATAGTCTGTCAAGCTCTCTTTTTGTGTCTGTGCTTACAAAACCGTATTTAAAAACATCAAGCTTAATTGCAATTTTAGTCGCTTGTCGTCTGTAAAACCAGCCTTCAGTTTTTAATTGTTTTATAATGTTGTATGCCAAACTTCCCTTTCTTAATTTCTTCATGTTAATCCTCCCTTTAATTTGAGCAGTAAACTAATTTTAGCTTCTTTTTTACTACTAAATAATAAAAAAAGTATTAAACAAACTCGCTTAATACTGTTGATTTACGCGGTTTGCTAATTAATTGCAGGTACTCGCACATACATAGACGTTTAGTTGTAATTTTGCGAGTAATTGCGTTATATGAGTGATATTTTATGATTTTGTTACACATAAGTAACACTTTAATTACTTTACGCAGTAAAAAAGATTTAGCTTATTGTTACTACTGGTAAATAAATACAATGCGCAATTTTAATTTTAATTGCTAGACGTTACTATGCTAATGTTTAGTTAGCTGTTGTTTTTGCTTACGCACTTAATGTGCTTAGGACATTGTTACTATAAGCAAGTAGCATAAAATGCTCATGTAAGCAAGTTAAACAGTTTAATGCTGTGTTTGCGCAAAAAATGCGCTGTTTTGTGCTGTTTTACTACAAGCTTATGCTTGTGCAGTAGTACTGCACTATTGCTGTAATGCTGTTTACTGTATATACTATGTAAGCAATAAGCTAACTGCTATCGGTTTTGAGCAAAAACGTACGGTTATATATAAATGTTTGCTTGTGTGTGATTACTGAGGAGTAGTTACACAATGCAATGGTTATATTTGAATGTATATTATGTAATATGTGATTTAAAATGTGTATATTTGACTATACAAGAAGCAAGAGGAAAGCGTGATTTTGCGCTGTTTAAAGCTTATATGTATGATTATGCATAGTATATACTATGTATAACAAAAAAGGAGGTGTTTTGTGTGTTTAGTGTTAATACAGCATATATGCAATATACAGGTAAGCGCGACGAGTATTTACAACTTATATGTAACAAATACTTAAGCAACTGGAAAATGTATATTACAACAAATATATTAAAACAGTTGTTTTTTAACAACTATAATCAAGCATATAACTCGATAAAGCGTATGCATAAGCTTAAACTACTGCGCAGTACTAACATAAAAAATTATTATATTGCTACTAAAAAGTAGTAACAATATACAGCGCAAAACTATTTCTTTTTTTTTTACTAAATAGTAGTAACTATAAGCAATTCTGTCGACCGCATATTTTACGTTTTAAGCGCATTCTTTTAAAATTAGTATAAATATACTAACAACAAAAAATCTTGTCAAAAATAGTGTATTTCTTGCGTGTGTCGTGTATTTGTGTTTGTATTTGCGTTTTTCGTAGTATTAACTTATGTTTCTTGTATTAGTACTATATAGTAACAATTTCAAACAATTCCAAACAATTCCAAATAATATTTGTGTTAGTACTATATAGTAACAATTCCAATGCGCCCATGTCCTCTTTTTCCAAAGCTTCTTTTTCCAAAGCTCCTTTTCCAAAGCTCCTTTTTTCTCGTTTTTCTTTTTTCTCGTTTTTCTTTTTTCCAATACCCATACCCCCGTTTTCCAATGCACCTTTTTCCAATGTTTCTTTTACTACTTGCCAGTAAATAACCGAATTCAGCCGTTTTAAATCGTCGCACCCTCGCTGTGTATAATGGGCAGGTACATGATTTTCAATATGTCAATTTTCAAATCCATATTCACACTATCCATATTATTCACCCACGCAAAACTTTTTAAATACTCTATCACATATATGCAAGTATAACACAAGCAAATGGAAGATGGAAAAAGGTTTTTATGGAAGGCAAGATATTCCTATTGACATACGAAGATGACCGCGACATATCCCGCAGAAAGTGGATTGTTTACAAAGACAAAGACGACCACCTTCTATGGTTCTACAACCCGATACACGACCTGCGGGTTGAAAGTGTGCCGCTCGCTTCCATAAAGAGAATGGAAGAGCGGAATTTGGAGGACCTCTTATTTTATGGAAAAGATAAAGGATTAAATCCTGATGAAATTCAAAATAAAATTTCTGAGGCTCTCGGTTATTCTGGTGCTAGAATGAGCAATATTCCAGGATGTCCAGGAGGAGTATGTAGCTGTGGATTATGTTTTGACTACAAAGAGAAAGATAATGGAGACAGAATTTGTAATAAATGTGGTGAAAAATTACTTCAAGAAGGAATGATGATATATAAAGGAGGTTATCATGCCTAGCATAACTGATATAATAAAATATAGGAAGACGGGAATTTGTCCGTGCTGTGGATTTAGAAGTCCTAGTATTGGTATTGAGTTACCTCCTGAATCCTTGCTGAGAAAACTAATAAAGGAAAGCAAGAGGGTGGGAAAAGCGGTATGGACCTGTAGCGGTAGCACACAATTTTATTTGAATGACGTGATGAGAACTATAGGCATTACTGACCAAGAAACAATGGAAGAAACGATAGCCAGGAGAAAGGAGGAGGAAAAACATGGCAAATGATGGTGACATGTACAAATACATGACAACACGAGATTCCAATCCTTCTTGGAAATGGTTAAAAGAATATGGATGGACTATTATGATGGTTGTCATATTTGCTCTGTTGATATGCTCATTAGTGATTTTTCACGAATCACATTGGTCACAAACGAATGATCCCGTCACGTTTCGATTTGATGATACAACTGTTACCTGTTCTGGACACAGAACAAATGGGTGTGGTTTATCTTTATGGAATTGCGAAAATGATAGAGAATATGTTTGTATAAAGAATGTGGAGGTTTTAAATGGCGAGACGAAAACTAATCCCTTCTAGGCGATTTGGCTTGGCTTGCATCTTCATGCATTTCTTCTATCTGTTCTGGGAGATAATGATATATGATGTTTTGGGCCTGCCGGCATGGATATGGGCAAACGTCCTTTCTCTGGTTGGCTTTTTTGTCAGTTATGCAGTATATAACACATTTGTCTGGTCGAAGACATTACCCTGGGGGAGAAAGAAATGAGCGTGGCAAGAGCGATTGAGAATGTAGCATTCCATGGAAATTTTGGAAATGTTAATATTATAGAAGAGAATCCTTTCTCGGAGATAATATGTGATGCTATTAAAAAGTATGAAAAACATCTTCCCAAGAAAGGAGAAAGCTGGAAAACCTGCGATTTGTTTTTCTTAAGGGAGAAGATAGAAGAAGAATACCACGAGTTTATGAATGAGAATATATTCTCAGATAAATGTTATGATGAGCTTTTAGACATGATTTTAGTGGCACTAATGATGGCACAAAGAATTAGAGGAAAGTGATATGGATAAAATGGAAGATTTTAGGATATTATGGAGAAGATATATAGACTACTATGTTGTTGGTAATAAAGAATTAAAAGAAATGGTATTTAATAACATAATAGGGATACTTCTTACCGTCAGAAATAATGGCTATATAGAATCTGCCCGGAAGATGTCCACTCGCTACCATGTTTTCAGTTTCCAGAAATCTGGAACAGGGAAAGGAGAGACTATGAAGGCGGCAAATAAGCTTCTACAGGCTCTAGCTATTCCTAGCAGATACACAATGAAGGATAATGAAGCTTGTGCTTCCGGAACGGTTTATATGGATAGAGTGCAGACAGGAAAGAAGGTGGAAAATAAAGTACAAATAAGAAAAGGTGTTTTGAGCCATCTTTTTGCTTATTATTGGGATGAGGGAGGATTACTCGTAGAACCCGGTTCTTACATGAGCGAATTACAAGAAGACTTTATGGGTGTAATGGACGAGCCCGGTTGGATTAGTAAAGGTATGAGGCTCGGAACTGTGGGATATCCTTCTAATGCTTCTATTATGGCAGGAACATACAAGGTTCCAGAACTAAAGAAGGGTTTATTGGAAAAAGGTTTGCTTCAAAGGATGGGCATATCTTATAAAACTTTCTCCGCGCAGGAATTAAAGAATATTAGAATAGGTATTGGTATGCTAAAGATGAATACCAGTGCGCAGAGGGTTGAGGATCTTATTGAAGCCCTCAAAAAGTTCTGTAATAATTTGCCCACGAATAAATGGATAACTTTCGAGAGGGAGGCAATAGAGCAATACAATATTATAATGGAACAGATATATCGCGAATATATTGAAGGCAACTATACGGGATTAAAGCAGGATATCTTGGAAACCTTCTTCAACAGGTTTCATTTACTTATAGACAAGGTGGCGGCGCAAAGGGCCTTGGTAAATAACAGACTTACAGTAGGATATGAAGATATAATATATTCTATAGACAGAAATAGGTGGCATCTTGATAGTGTTCTTAGAATATTTGACATAATGGGACGCGAAGTCAAGATAAGTGTTGACCAACAAAGAAGGCGTTCTATAATAAATATCATATCCGGAGCCGGAGGAAAGATAGATAAAAGAGAGTTAAAAGAAAAACTTCATGAATTATACGAGGAAGGACAATGGGAATTAGGTATAAATAGGACATTGACTCTTATAGAGAATATGGTTAAAGACAAAACTATTCACGAAGTTTCTGGCGATAAAAACAGGAAGATAATAATTTTAAAGTAAAATCTTAAAAATTCAACAAAAATCAACAGCTTTTTTAAAGCTTTCTGCTAATAATAATGCAACTAGATGATAGAATGTTGGAAAAAGACGAAGAAAAGCTTAGATGGAATTACAATATATGTCGGAATGCCGAATATAAGGTGATAAAGAGAGATAATTGTCCTATATGCCAGGAAGATGCCTTATGTGATTGGTTATCGCCGTATTTGACCGCAGATGTACCTTATGATGTATTATCATCCATGGTTCACAGAAATTTTAAGATGATAATAGACGAAGATTGTTTAGAGGAGCATAAGAATCATATTATAGTTCATCATCTAAGCGATGAAGAAGTTAGAAAGAAAGCCGCTTCTGATTTTCACCTTATATTGAGCGATCCAGATAATAGCAAGGTGGATGAGAAAAAGGCGATGGATTCTGTTATACGTTCTCTTTATGGAAGGAAGTTGTTGTTAGAGAAAGAAGGAAAGCTAGGATCGGAATATCTTGCTACCTGCGAGGAATTGAGAAAGTATGTTGAGATGAAGTTAAAATTAAAGAAAGAACTTCCAGAGGAATCCACCAAGATAGATTTGAAGGATTTAATAAAACTTGATATTCATGGACAAGAACAAAATACAGGAAATGAAAAAGCAGATAAATAATGATATCTGCAAATTGATAGAAGCAGTATTTAGAGTTAGAGATAATAAAGGACAGCTGAATGATTACAAATTAGTGGATCCGCACAAGAAGTTGATTAAATCAGGATTATTAGGCGATAAATCTATTTTAACTAGAGCTGTATCAAAAGGTCGCCAAGAAGGATTTTCCAATTTTATAGCCGTGGAATGTTTGGCAATAGCACAGCTAATGCCTAATACACACCAGTATTATATAGCGACAAAGGAAGGACAAGCAAAAGATTGGTTGCGGGATAGAGTGGAAAAGCTGGCTAAAGATGCCCGTCTCAATTTTGACGGTTCACGATTTATAGATTTGGACTCCTTGAAAAGTAGTCAGTTGCAGAAGTTACTTAGACATTTCCCAAAAAGTGCTAGAAAAGAAATAGAATATTCTTATATTACAGGATTATCCGCTTCTCCTGAAAGTGTTCAGGGACCGATGGCATTGAATGTTGTTATGGATGAGATGCCTTTGATGTGTCAGCGACAAAATCAACAGAGAGATACATATGATGCTGTTACTTACTTCCTGTCACAGGGAGGACAACTTACCATGCAAGGTGTTCCGCAGGTAAAGAGTGATTTGTTCTGGAAAATATATTCAGAACCTCAAAGATTTGGTGCAATTGCCTTCCATTTTCCCATAATAGAGAACTGGAGAGATATTAATTTGAGAATACCACTATATTATTTAGAGTATGAAAAAATACCTGTCAAAGATAGAAAATGGTATGTAGAAAAACAAAACATAAAGATTAATGAAAAGAAAAAAGAAAAAGTATGGATGCAAGATATGAAAATACCATACTTCTGGTGGGATATAGGTATTTTAGAGCAGAAAAGGTCTGGAGATCTGGATTACTTTAAACAATGGTGTCTTGGTATACCTTATGATGTGCAGTTTAGGTTTATAAGTCCTGAATTATTGTATCCTAGAGTAAAGAGCGAAGAAAGGACTTATGCGGAAAGAGGAAAAATATATAAAGTAGGAATTGATGTAGGTCAGGAAAGAGATATGAGTGCAATTACAGTAGGAGAGGTAGATGCAGATGGAAAAGTGTGGGAAAGGTTTATTGAAGAGATGCAGGATGATTACACGATTCAGGGAGAAAAAATTTATGAAAATATATGTAAAAGGTTTAAGCCAATTGAGGTTAGGATAGATAATACTGGTATTGGCAGGGGATTGGCTGATATACTTTCAAGAAAGGGAGTTCCTGTAACTAGAGTGGAATTTGCTTCTACTATTGAATTAGAGGATAAGAGAATGAGAATGACAGAATACCTGGCGATGAATTTCAAAGAGTCTTTAATTAAGAATAATTACTTTTTGGTGGATCATCCTTATGCTCTTCATCATGTTTTGGGAATACAGAGATTAGAAACATCTAGCAAGCAGATAAGATATAGCGGAAAACAGGGTGAAGCGAAAAGAGACGACCATTTTTGGTCTAAATGTTTATTGGCGGCAGATTTTGGGTTTAAGTATTCTAAACCTTCTTTCTCTGCCACATCATTTGATGAGAGAGGAAAGACAGCTTTACCTGTATCTACGGGTAGAGTGTTTGGTGGTGTTCCGATTAGAGGACATGATAATGTTTTGACATGGTAGGAGGTGTTAAAATGGCTGATAAGGAATATAAAAATGAAGATGACGTTATTCAAGGAGTAGCGGATGGAAACCTTAAAGTAGCCGGAACAGATAAACAGGGAGCCACATATTTTGTGGCCGCAAGTACAATAGTGGGGGATATGCCTGGAAAGGTAACAAGTAAAGATACTCATGGCAGTCAGCCAATAGATGATTCCGCATCTATGGAAGAAACAGAAGATGATAGGTCTGTTAGAATACATATTGACAGAGATGATGAAGGATGTCTATGGGCGTTTGAGAATGATATTGTAGTTTATAGAAACGTGATGAGATTGTGTTCAATATTGAATAATGGATATGAAATCATTTGTGATAAAGAAAATAAACAGGCTGAGAAAGCCAAAGAATATATGATTTCTAAATTGAATAAGCTTGATTTTAGGAGGAAATATAACTCTATAATAATGAATAGGGCCATTCTTGGATGGTCTCCAGTTAAAAAGGTTCTTAATAAACATGGAAATATTGTTGGACTGGTTGAGTTAGATCCAAAAGATTGTAATCCAATAAGAAATCTTTCCACAGGCGAGTTAGGAGGAAAGCTTGGAAAGGGATTAGATCCGAAAAGAAAGAATGCAGAAATATCTTTAGTACAGCAAGGAAATATTGTACAATATGACCAACAAGGAAATCCTTCATATACTAATAACTGGTTTTACTTTACCAGAGAAGAGGTGATGTTTTTCACTCTAGGAGAGAGAGGAAAATTTAAATGTGTATCTCCTGTGAAGAGAGCATTAAGATTAATTGAAGCAAAGAAAACGATAGAAAATATTGTTGAACTGGTTTGTAGAAGATACGGACCACAGGTTTGGGTTGTAGTAGGAAACGAGAATGTTAATTTGGCTACGGCTCAAATTCCGCAGAAATATTTCCGATCTGAAGGAGGTGGAGATGGTACAGCAGAGAAGGCTAGAGAATTATATAGAAAAGATATCTTCTCAAATCTTAATACGTTGGTTACGAAATGGTCAACAGGTGAAACATTGGCAATGTTAGCAGAGTATGGTTTGGATGTGAAAGTAATTAATCCTAGCGCCAATCTTCCCAAATATATAGAATTTATACAAATGTATTCGGATTTCATAAAGAATGGAATATTCGGTCTTGATTTTCCAGGAAGAATAGACGTTACCAGCTCAAAGATGTTAGAAAGGCTTCCAAGAGATTTAGAAGACAGTTTGGCGCTAATCAGGGATAACGACTTTTCTGTATTTAATAATGAATTAATAAAACCACTATTGAAGCAAGGGGGATATTCGGAAAATATTTTGAGAATTGAAGGAAAGCCTCTAGATAGGTTAGAGATAGAGAGAAATGTAGAAGTTGAGAGAATGAAGAGTGCAACGATATTCAACTATGCCAGGAGCGGTTATACAAAACTTCCTCCCAAATTGGTGGAGGAATGGGGATTCGATTTGAAGGATTTAGGTAAAGAAGAGAAAATAATGTCTAAAGACAGACAACATCCGGAAATAGGAAAACCCATTCCAAAAGGTTCTCCTGGTCCAATAGAACAAACAAGTAGATAATATGGTAAATTTAAGATTAGATTTAACACCATGGATGAATTTGATTGACAGAATAAAAGGAAATGTAAAGCTGAATAAAGTCAAATTAATGATGGAGATTGGTGATGTAGCGATAGATTCCATGAGAAGAGAGATTCCTAGAGGAAAGTTGTGGGATAGTATTGGAAATCCTAGTGCTAATGGAGTATACAATCTAATTACATCTGCAGATAATCTTTTATTGCAAGTAGGTTCTGATTTAGAATATGCGGCTTATGTGAATAGAGGAATAAGACATTATTATACCATACAACCAAAAAATACAAAGGCTATGAGATTTCATTGGGATAAATTGGATAGAGTGGCATACTTTAAAAAGGTTAAACATCCTCCTGTAAGAGGTAAGTTCTTTGTGGAGTATGGTGCCATACAGGTAAATAAATACATGGGAAAGGTGGCCGGGAGAATGTTCTTATGAAGGTTTGTATTTATGGAAAGTTGACAAGAGTTTCTAATGGGAGATTAGCCGTGGTCCTACCTCACGAATATTCTAAGTTGATAGATAAAGAGGCAGAATATTCTGCAAGCATAAGTTTGGTAAAGCTTAGAAATAAAATGTGTGTTCGAGTACGTGGCGGAGAGAAATTTGTTGTGTTAAAGGAAAAATAATTCATAATTCAAACAAAATATTAATCAATCTTTAATTCTTAATACTGTATATATTTAAATGTCAAGTCACAATTGAAGAGTAGATGGTATATGCCAAAACATAAAGATTTCCAAAAAATATATGATTCTTTTATTCGTAGATATGGTAAAGAGAAAGGCGATTCTTACTATTTTAGTTGGCTCAACAAATATAAGCTAGATGACACCAAGCCAATGCCAGAAAAAATTACAGCATCTGCCAAGGCGGAGATTATGAGTATGAAGGCGTACACAGAACCTGTTAGGTTTCGGGACAAGTTGGCGAAGGAACTATTTAAGAAGATGTTTAATGAGCTGACTGATGAACAGAAAGACATGATTCACAAGGAGTCTATTAAACGAAGAGGACAAGTTCCTAAGCCTTCTGCTTCATTAAATGACGTTACCTGGTCTAGAGCATATATTAATAATTTGCCAGATAGCGCATTTGCTTGGATAGAAACAGGCGGAAAGAAAGATAAAGAAGGAAAAACTACTCCTAGAGCGAAAAGACATTTGACTTATAAAGATTTAGAAGGAAATGTTGATATTCCACATTTGAGGAATGCAATAGCTAGATTGGAGAAAGGAAAACCCGTTTCTATGTCAGCAGAAATGAAAAGTAAGACGAGGAAAGAATTACAAAATATATTAAGAAAGGAGACAGGCAAATGAAACCTTTACAGTTAGAATTTATGGCAAGTAAACCGAAAATAGAAGTTATAGCAGGGAAAGATGGAAAGAAAAAAGCTATTATAATGGGAACATTAATGAATTCTAAGTATAACGAAAATAATTGGAGAAGTGTTTCGGAAGATTTACAGAAGATGGCTTCTAAATTTAAAGGAAATCCTTTGAAGATGCAACATTCTGATGATGACTTTAATGTTGTAGGACAAGGGTTAGAAGCTTTTTATGATACTAACACCGATGATTTAAATTATAAGTCGGAAAGTTCAAATCCAAAAGTTATAGAAAAGTTCGAGAATGGTGAATGGACGGCAGAGAATATGGGAGTTAGTCCAAAAGTAACCTACGAAAAAGCAGAATGTAGTGTTTGTGGAAAGGATATAAGAGAATGTGAACACTTAGTAGGAAAGAAGTATGAAGGAGAAGTCTGCAGGGTTACTTGTTATGGTTCCAAATTACGGGAACACTCGCTGACATCAGAGCCAGCTTATGGAGAAGTAGGTGCAGGTAACATAAACAACGTTCTGATGGCGGCTATACAAGGTGGTAAAATGGACATGAAGGAGAAAAAAGAATTTGAAGCAAAAATAAAGGAATCGGAGGAAAAACTGGCTAGCAAAGAGAAGGAATTAGAAGCCAAGACCGAGGAGATAACACAGAAAGACAAAGTCATCGCAGAGAAAGACGGCGAGATAGAAGATCTAAATGACAAAGTTAGTGAGCTGTCTGATAAACCTCCTTCAGAAGGCGAAGAAACCCAAACCAAGTCGCCGGAGGAAGAGGAAACAAAAGAGAAGCTTCAGGAAGCAGAGAAGAAAGTACAGGAAACAGAAGAGAAGCTTGAAAAGACAGAAGCGAGGCTACAGGAGTATGTGAAAGCAGAAAGAAAAGCAAAGCTTGAAGATGTGTTCGACAAAGAAGAACACAAGGATCTTATAGCTTCCATACTAGAAGAGAATTTGTCAGCAAAGAATTTTGACAGAAAACTCCTTGAGTTGAAGGCCGTAAAGCAGTTTTCAGCCTCTAATGAGGGTAGTGGTTCACTACCAGCTGACGACAACAATAGCGATAAAGGGTCGTTTGAATCTCTTTGGGGAAGTTCCAAGGAAGATTTTGTAGCATCAATAGTAAAGCAGGGTGTTAATAAATGACATCAGTAGATAACTCAGTACCAATAAATAGGCCTGTTTATGCAGGTCAAACTATCTATGAGGGTACTATCTTGAAGGCATCTGGTGCTTACTTGACTCCAACATCAGCATCTGGTGATACAGCCGTAGCGATTGCAGATGATGCAGTTGTAGATGATGAAGGAACAGCAAGAAGTACTAGAAGTGGAGAAAAGATAGGTGTACATCTTCTAGGTAGTGGGCATATGGTCCGAGTTAAGTCAACAGCAGTCACCTATACAGCCATGAACGAAAGAGTTCATGTAGGAAATACAGCGGGATACTGTATGGACAATGGTGGTGCCGGAAATGGTGCCAAGGTTATTGGAACATACATGGAAGACGCTGACGTAACAGCAACAGCAGGTGATTTGGTTACTGTCTTACTTGATACCCATCAAGGAACAGCAAAAGGAGCAGGTAACAGTTAGAGGTGTTTAATATGGCAGGACTAGAAAGATACGGAGACTACTCGAGGACGATTGTGCCTAAGAAGGCCGTTCAGGCGCAGGATATAATATATCAGGCGTCAAAGCTTATGGCAGTCACATCAATGGCCGGTATTCCGACCATGACAATCAACGATTTGATGTATAAGGAAGATGTAACACGAGGAAGACAGGGAGAGGATGACGTCCAAGTTGACGGTGGATTTGATCCAACCAGAATAAGATATAGGCAGATGAAAACAAATCTTAAATGGAGCATATATCCATATCTCATAACAGAAGGTGCAAAATTGCAGTCTAGAGATCCCTCTACGCTTTGGAAAGATGCGGTTAGTTCAGCATCTGAGTACTTTGCGGCGGTGAGAGATTATAGAGTGTTAAGTGCATTGATGAATGGTATGGGCACATCAGCGGCAGCCACAGCCAATTGGGATGCAAATAACGCAGATATAGAAGGTGATATAACCACAGCACTTAGTACAATAATGGCGAATTCAAACGTCAAAGCTAATGCAGATGGTGAATTCACCGAGAAAATGTCTTGTGTTATGCCAGCAGACGTCGCTTTTGAATTGCAAAAACTAACCCTGATACAGAATGTACAGCGAACGCTTGGGGACTATCTAGGAAAGAGTTTCAATCTGGGATTCTTTGCTTATAGACCTCCAGTAGACGAAAATGGAACAGCATACCTAAATGGTCTAGAAGATGACTGTTTGGTTTTCGTGCAGGGTAAGGGAACTTGTAAGGGACTAGATTTCAGTACCGCAGAAGCGACAAGAAGGCAGGTGCAACTAGTTGAACACAGCAGACTACACGGTCGTGGAGATATGTACACACAGAAAATGGCAACTGGTGCTCTGGTGACTTGGGATGGAATCAACACATACAGCGAAACAACTCCCTTGACGCATAGAATATATAAGATAACGGATGTGACCTAAGGGTCACTCCCTTATTTTATTTATTTGAGGTGATATGAAATATGTATAAGATAAAGCAAGGAGATCAGACAAGAGAATCGTTGTTCTACCTGAAAGATAAAGCCATTGGTAGTGCCAATATACAGGTTCCTGTATTTATAGCACCAGCCAATTGTGTAATTAGAAAGATATCTTTTGCCACAGATACAGCCATAGCTAGAAGCGACACAAACTATGAACAAATATATTTTTATGACAAGGGCTCGGCTGGGACAGATTCCAATGTAATCATATCTGGTACGACAGGAAATACAATTTCAGGAGGAACTGTTCTTGGTGCTTACAAAGAAATAGATATGGTAGGATTTGATACGGCGGCAACCGCTCTCAATTCCACACATAAATATTTGACAGCAGGTGATGTTGTCACAGTAGCCACAATAAGCGGAGGCACTGGAGTAGCATTTGGACATTCTCTTATAAAGGTTGTCTACGAGTTGACAGACCTAAAGAATAGGGCCCAAGCTTAGTCGCGGTGAAATACGATGAAATGGATCAAAGTTTTAGGCGTGACTGGCACAGCCTTTTTTAGTACTCTTGGGGGATTGATAACTCTGCAAGGATTAACACAGTCAATCCCTCTTGATTTATTATTTTATGCGGCGGTTATAGTTTCAGGAATACAAGGTGGATTATCATTTTTTCGTGAAATTACAAGAGAATGTGATGAAGAAAATAAAAACAAGAAAATACTTTCAAAAATGGTTAGATGTGATAACCTACAATCGTTAGGTGACAAATGTAGAGGAATATTAGATAATATGTTAATATGTTAAGGTGAAATTATGGCATTAACGGAAATTCAATTATTGGATAGGATAATGAAGGGTAACGTCAAAATATATCAACAGAAAGCTAGCATTAGTTATACAGGTGCTGGAAGTTATAATGTGACATTGGCTAAAGGTACGACACCAGTAATTCTGTGGGCAGATTGTTATTATCCAGCAGGAGACGATAATAATTATGTCATCCTTGGTAGAAAGGATTCTGCCATGTCAGCTAATGAGAGAGATATAACTCATGCTGATAGTGCCGGAGTATGGATAGGAGAATCATATCTTGGAGCTAATAATAAGGTAAGATGTCTATATTTAGAAAGCACAAAGAAACTCCAAATATATGCTAGTCTTGGAGCCAATGTAGGTTCTAAGCTTAATATGAATGTTGTATATATTGATGTTGCTTAAATCCTGATTGGAGGATTTATCCTAATAGGAGGAGAATATGAAAAGCTTAATAATAGTATTTTTGATTTTATTGATATCCAGTTCTGTAATTATTGTAATGGTTAAAGGTAATATAATTATCCCCAAAAAGGAGATAGGAATAATTCCTCATTGGGATAAGAATATGAGCGATTTTCATTATAGAATACAGGTAAAAATCTATAATAATGGTTCAACAAATCTGACAGATTCTGTGATATCTGCCACTATTAATTTCACGGAAGAATTACAGCAAATTGGTTTGAACACAAGCTTGGCACCATTTGATCCTAATTCTATAAGAATAACTGAACATGGATTTGGCGGAGGAGTAGTTAATTCTAATATAAGCTTCGAGGTTGAGGACGTATGAAGATAGATAAAAGATTTATTATAGGATTTTTGACAGTATTAATACTTTCTTCTGGAGTTGTATATGTTAATTTACAAGGAGAAAATGTCAAATTTAGAATAGATAATGATAAAAATACATTGTATATCATGAATGAAGATACAAGCAGGTGGATAGTTGCTGGAAGAGAATATAATAGACTTTATGATGGTTCTAGTTTAATGAATAGAGATAGAACAGGAATATATATTGAAACAAACGAAAATAATTTGGATGTTGAAGATGATTTTGTAGTTATGAGAGTAACACCTTATCAAAGGGGAGCTACAATAATAGATACAATATTTTTTAGTGGTGATATCAAAGATAAAGTTTGGTTCCCTTATAGACACAAGGTTGAAATTATAAATGGATATAGTTCAGGTGCTACTAGATACAGATATACAATTGATGATATTTATGTTAATACAGGTAGATATGACTTAAATGGAGAATTAGAGATTCAGTTTGGAAAATTAAAAGTGGTATTAAATAAAGGATATATCTGGGCGAAAGCAGGATGGCCTTATGGTGAAGATTCTATATCTGCTCAATATTTAATTGATAGTGATTATGAAGTATATAACTTCAGGATGTTCGACCCAGACCCAACATGGAACGTAACAGACAATGTTGGTTATTACGAAGATTCATGGATAGACATGACTGTAAAGCCTTACCATATCTCAGATTGGTCTGACAACTGGCTAAAGTACGATTTCAAGATAGACAACAACAAAGGAGCAACAGGAAGGCTTTGCATGGCTTACGCTTTCGACAACAACATAAGAGCAGGGAAATTGTGGATTCAGGACGATGACGGCAACTGGACAGACTATTCAGACTACTTCACCAAGATAAACAAGAATGGAAAGAAATGGTACAAGTCAGATATAGGTCTTCAGTTCGATGCATACGAAAGCCACGAATACAAGCTATGGGTCAAGCCAGACATAAACGAGTCATTCGGTAAATGGGATTTAGTCTACTGGGGAACTACAGTACCCAACTGCGACTGCATAGAGAACGACACCTGCCTTTTCGTATCTACATTCGACCCGACATGGGATTACCTTGAGATAAACGGAACAGAACCTTATAACTACTCGAACACAGCCGCAAGCCCCTCAGACAATGCTATAAGGCTTAATTACACCACTTCTGGAGACTTTTTCAACGCAAAGCCTTGGGATAGGTATAATGACTCAGTAACAGGAATAAACACCACTTTAAGCTCCTACATAGACTTTGCACCAGACGAAGACACAGTAGGACTATGGAGATTCGAGGAAGGCGCAGGAAGCACAGCATACGATGAAAGCAAATACGAAAACGATGGAACAATTACAGGTGCGACACGAACTACAGACGCAAAGCTTGGCAATTACGCATTGAGCTTTGATGGGTCTAACAAAGTTGAAATACCTGCTGATGTATCTATAAGCAATCTTGTTAATAATTATACATTTTCAGCATGGGTCAAGCCTGCTGTAGACCCTTCCACAGCAGGAAACGGAAACAATATGATGATTATGTCAGTACCCATAGCAAGCACAAGGAAAACATTGTACTCAAGGGATTTATCAGACGAGTTGCAGTTCACATGGTTTGAATCTGGCGCAATAAAATCCATTGTAGCATCACACCCAAGCAACTTCGAAAAAGATACATGGCATCATATAGTAGGAGTTAAATCATCATCAGGGTCATTCTTGTACTACGATGGTTTATTATTAGCAAGCAATTCATCACAAACAAGCGACACAGACATAGAGACAAATACTTCATTTATAGGTGCAACTTACACGACTACTGATACTCTATTTTGGAATGGCACAATAGAATCACCTATGGTAATTAACAGAAGCCTTACAGCAGATGAAATAAAAGAGATGTACTTAGTAACATCAAAGGAAATATATAACCTTGATGATACCCTGCTCAATTACGGATTCGAGGAAGGTAGCGGCTCTGTAGCAGAAGACATTTCAGGAAACGATGACGACCTAACCATTGTAGGAGCGTCATACTCAACTGACTATGTTGTAGGAGACTATTCGCTTTATTTCAACGGCTCGACAATAGCCAAGAAGTTCAGCCCAACTTATGTTCCTAGAGATAACGTGGACGATTACACTATGTCAGCTTGGATAAAGCCCATGTCATTGGGTAATGGTCAAGTGCCTTTCGGTTATGTTTCCAACAAAAGCGGATATGAAGTTGAGTCTTACGCACAGATACAGAGCAGTAGAATAAGATGGTTTATCAGAAACGAAACAGGTGGAACGTACTACATGAATGGAAACAAGGCTTTGACTTCTGGCACATGGACACAGGTCACAATGGTAAAAGACGGAACGAACTACAGCATATACAGAGACGGAAGCATAGACGCATACACCACTTTAGCCACAACAGGAAACGACTTTTCATCAAGGAACTATTTCACTGTTGGAGCATCATACGACAACTTCGTGTATTCCAACTATTTCACAGG